TTGTTAATAGCAGCCGTAATTCTTTGCATCTCATCAGCTGCAACGGTTAATGAACCATCTGCTGCACGATCTGAAATTTCAGTTAAGAACCCTTTCATATGATCCACCTTCTCTGGGAAGTCAGGATTATCATAGTAGAACATAAACGAATCTTGAATAGAAGTAAAGAGAGCACTTATTGCATCAGCAACAGCATAAGGATCTCCAATTGTATCCATGAACATTCTTAACTGAAATGCAGTACTAATTAATGCTCTGTTAATTCCTTTGACTGCTTCAATACCTACCTCAACAGCATTTTGGCTCCATGATGCGCTAAAACCAAACATTCCTTTAACTTCTTTAGTAACCTGTTGACCACCAATATGAGCAAATGCATTACCTACAGCAGTAAGAGTATATGATATAGCATCCCCTACTGATTTAGCATCCTCGAACTCACCTTGGAAAATATCCATAAAGTATTTAAGACCATCAGTTACTTCTATTAATGCATCATTAATTCCAGAGACTGCTTCTATACCTTCTTGTACCGCATTCTGTTGGAATCCAAAGAAACTTAAATATGGATTACTTGAAGGTTCACTTTTTCCAATAGAAGCAAACGCAGATCCCACCGTGGTTAAAACAAAACTAATTTGATCGCCTAATGTAACCCAATCAATATCGTCGTTCTCTGCAAACATTTTAAGACCGTCTGCAATGTTCTTAAGCTCTTGACCAGCGCCTTGAACTGCATCAACACCTTTTGCAATTTTATTCTCATCCCATCTAAAGATAAACCAACCATCTGATTCTTCCTCTCCACCAATTGCCTTAAATGCTTCGGCAACCGTGGTGAGAGATTGAGTAACAGCTTGTCTTAGCGTATACCAATTAATATCTTTATCAATCAGATCCTGGAATGATGTTAATCCTGTTGCAATGTTAGTCAATTCAGAACCTGCTCCCTTAACCGCATCAACACCTTTTTCCACAAGATTCTCATCCCAGCTAAAGATAAACCAACCATCAGTTTCTTCCATTCCACCAATTGCCTTAAACGCTTCGGCCACAGTTGTTAAAGAGTTTGTTACCGCAGTTCTTAGCCTATCCCAATCAATATCTTGATCAATTAATTCTTGGAATGATTTGAGACCATTTGCAATGTTTGTTAATTCTGTACCAGCACCCTTAACCGCATCAACACCTTTTTCCACAAGATTCTCATCCCAGCTAAATGGACCCCACCCATCCTGTACTTCCATACCGCCGATGGTAGCAAAAGCCTTACTTACAAACCCTAATGTATCTGTAACTGCTGTTGCTAAATATCCACCTTCTTGGAATGATTCAGATGTTAGACCATATTCAACCTGTAAGTCTAGGAATGATTTTAATCCACCTGTGATTTCAGTAAGAGCTCGGCCTGCACCTTTAACTGCATCAATACCTTTTTCAACAAGGTTCTCATCCCAGCTAAATGGACCCCACCCATCCTGTACTTCCATACCGCCGATGGTAGCAAAAGCCTTACTTAAGAATCCTAACGTGTCCGTGATAGCAACATTAAGGTATCCACCTTCTTCAAATGATTCTGGTCCTAAATTATATTTCTTTTTAAGATCCAAGAATGCAGCCAAGCCTTTTGTAATTTCGGTAAGAGCATCACCAGATTTCATAACTGATTTAATACCTCTTTCGGTTGCATTAGGACTAAATGTATTTCCAAATATTGCACCAAATAATCCACCAGGGCTAGCAGGTTCTCCACCAGCTTGAGCAAATGCTCCACTAACCGACCCTAAAGCAATACCTAATTGTTTTGAATCTTCCTCAGTAAAATCTAATTTCTGAAAATCACCAAGACCTTTTGATAATACTTGTAATGCACCACCAGCAGCAGCATACATGCCAGCAGCGGCAAGGCCACCTCCACTCTGAACAACCCTGGTAAATAATCCACCGATCATTCCAAATACACCGGCTTCAGGATCAACACCAGAGAATGCCATTGCAACGGCACCTAATGTAGTTGCAAGATCTTTAGAATCCTGCTCAGAATAGTCCAGCTTTTTCATTGCCTCAAGACCTGGGGCTAAAAGTAGTAATGCACCACCAGCAGCAGCAAAAAGAACGGGGCCTAGTAGAGCAGCTCCGACTGTTGCAGCAACAGCAAGACCAGCTAAAGCCATTACACCACCTACCGCCAATAGGATACCTGACTGTACTAAGATATCAGTAAGGCCTTGCCCTTTTGTAGCTTTAGCAAAAGGTACATAGCCTAATGAAAAGACCAATAAGCCAATACCATTAAGAGCCAATGAAAGAGCACCTTGTGCAATATTACTTAAACCAAATTTACCTACAAGAGCAGTAGCTATCCCAACACCTAATATAACAGCGGATTGTATTAAAACATCCATGAGTCCCATACCCGCGGTAGCAAGACGGAATATTCCAAGACCAACAGAAAATACAATTAACCCTAAGCCTATTAATGCTACTGCCGCTGAACCCTTTCGGATATTTTTAGACATCTTTTTACTACCAAGTAAAGCAAATGCACCACCTATTAAGACAAGGGAGGCAACCATACCTAATAAAACAACCGGTGCCATTACTACAACGAAAGCAGTGAGAGCAAAGAATGCTAATCCTATGGCAAAGGACTTCATGGCATCTCCCATCTTATCCATCACTCTAGCACCTTTCTTAATCTGCTTATCTCTTTTACCAAGTAAGGTAAAGACTAAGCCCATTGCAGCCACAGAGATGGCCAAGAATGGTATGGCAATCATACCTGGTATAATTGCTAATGTAGCAACAGCCAATCCTAATGCAAATGATTTAATTGCGCCACCCATCATATCAAGAACCTTTACGCCTTCTTTGACTTTCTTTTGGTCCTGTTCCGCTAATGCCTCAAATGTTCGTGTAACGAAGTCAATAAATTTATTGACTGCCTTTGAAGGTACTAACATCCAAAGTAACATTCCTTGTGCTGTTGACTTTGCACCTAATCCTAATGCTTCTAAAGTTTTACCTGCTGACGCAACTTCTTTCTTAGAACTCTTACCACTAAAAATACCACCTAGACCGCCACCTTTAGTATTTTCATAAATAAGTTTAAGATATGTAGTCTGGGTTTCTAATTGTGTATAAATGGCCTGTTCTAGACCAGCACCACCGCTTGCCCCGGTCGCCATAGCAACAAAAGCGTCTAATTTTTCGTTAGTCGCTTCTGCCGCCGCTGCAATTTTGGATAGCGGATCCATTAAGTCTTTAAGTGTAACAGCTGCCATTACATTATATATTTAGAACTTCGGCATGCTTATACTAGGCATAGATGGCATTTTGTAACTACTCATCTGTTTTTGTGCCGACTTCTGCATAGAGCTAGGATTGTATTTATCTTCATATGAAGAACTTGCCTTCTTTTCTTCGTCGTTACGCTCTTTCATGATATCATTGTATATCTCAAGAGTATACTCATATTCATAGAAAGGGAGCATATCCAACTCAGTTGGCTGGATATGCAATTTCTCCATAAGTAAGACCCTAATCTTAAAGAAGTTCAGAAGAGATATCTGAAACAATGAAGAGAGCCTTGATGCCTCCGGGAAAGGAAAGCGGAACTGTGACCTCCGCGCCACAGGATTCACATGGGACCGTAAACTCAGGTTTTACTCCCAATTTTAGTTTTTCAATAAGTCTGTATATGATTGAATATTTGGTAGAATCCCATCCTTGTAAAGATGAAGCCAAAGAAAAGATTTCCCTATCATTAAATCCTCGCCATTCTCTTTGAATATAAGGAATGATACTAAGAGTTGATTTATCCCAAGGTTTATTTTCTTCTTCTCTTTTTCTAACCCAATCAGTAACAGATCGCATAACCCCAATCGTAGGAGGTGCTAACACAACCTCACCATGATTTTTAGTGGTAACGGTATAGCATTTATTTACAGGATCGTAATATTTTTCAAGAAGATCATCTACAATTTGAAATTGAAGATTATCAGTTTTAAGTTCCATACTATCCTGAGACTTACATACACCAGATGTACATTTCTTTTTACCTACTGGCATCATAAGTTTATTCTCACCTTGTTTAAAGGTAAGTTCTCTAATTGATAAAAGAACAAAAATACGGTCTTCTTCTAAGATATCTCTATAAGATCCTCTTGTAGAACCGTACATAATTTTAGTACAATTAACAATTAAAGAATTAAGCTTTTCATCTACATCTCTAATGTTATCTTCTTCCATTGTAGAGAAATCACGAATCTCACCAACTCGTGCAGCTCTCATATGAATTTCAAAATCATCCCTGTAAAATCTACCGCCTGAAGGTAATCTTGTTAAATCTAACTTAACATATCCTGCTAATTCTTGAATTCTTTTAATTTCTGGATCATCCGGTGAAGTAATACCCCTACCTCTTGAAGGATCAACCTTACCTAAAGATGAAACGGTACCATCTTCATTTTTCTCTGTAACTTCATTTGATTCAACAACTTGTGCATCTTGGATGCCTTCTGCTGCCTCAAATTCTTTTTTAATGTCTTCCTCGTGGTTGCTCATGTTTACTTAATTTTTGTTAATTGTTTTTCTGGTGAAGTTTCTTCGACGATATGTTCAACTATAAGGTTTCTTACATAACGTGAAACTGGAAGTGGCTTAATACCATTTTCCATTGATTTTTGTATGATAATTGAATTTAGATTGTCTTCATCCTCAGGTGTTAAAAGAACTTGTAATTTTTTTGTTAGTCTTTTCTTTTGAGGAATCATTTCTTGGACACTTTCATTATACCCATATTTAGGATTATCGGCTTTATACTTTTTAATCCAATATTCCACTCTATCCATTATCTTTCCTAGAGACTCTTCATTATCAAATTGCTCTAGGATCTCTCGGGTAAATGTTTTTGTACCAAAATCTTTAACTGCTCTTTTGATATATTTTCCCGTTCCTAAGTTATTTGGGTTATCATTTACAGAGTGGCCAATGTAAACTTTACCGTCATTAACATTTTCAACTTTAAATATGATCATAATTATGTAATATGTATTCTATATTATATATTAGTGTAATGACAAAAAAACTGGCCCTAAGGCCAGTTTTTAGTATAAAAGTTAGATTAAGATCCTACGTTTTCCTCAACCCAGTGATCACAACGGTAAGTCATTGATAATTCAGCTGCGTCCGGAGTTTCGTAACTTAATTCATCCACAAAATCAGGTTGACCGGTTGGGAATACATCTTTGAGGGTAATCTTTCTAAAGATATCACCTGCTCTGTTGTATTGTACAATGATCATACTTCCAACATAGTCTTTCTTTAATCCCATTTCCCCAGTCAACGGATCATAGATTAATTTATACCAATTGCGGAAGGTATTATAGATGTAGTTTTCATTTGCTTCATTCAAGTTAAGAGTGAAGTTCAGCGTTAAGTCGACGAAAGTCTGTCCTGGCATACTTGCAAATGAACGGTCAGCAAATTTGTATTTCTGTCCGATAGCATCTACACTTGGGTTAAGGTTATTCAAACCTCCAATAGTCTTAACGTGCTCTAAGATCAAACCTGTATCATCGCCTAGTGGACTAAAGACAGTAACCTCAAACAAGTTAGGTTGAATCGGTTCATATCTTTGACTGCTAGCCCTTGATTGCGTATAATGTGGTAATGGCATAACTTATCTTATTTTTTTATTTATTCTCTTTTCTTTTTCTTATTGGAAGTTTCCTGTGCTAATTGCCCCAGTTCTTAAGATTGTAGTTCTTTGTACAAGAACCTCCATACCTCTTACTGGTTCGATATAGGTATCAAGAATACCAATGTTCTGATCAATAACTTCAGGTGTATTATTGGTTTCATCCATAATATTTCTAAAGTCATATACCCCATCGTCGTTTTGTACAGTTGATAAGAAGTTATCAGCAAGTGTCTTAATTTCCAATCTTGTCTGAGCAGTATTGAACTCGAACAAGTAGTTCTTAAGGATTGCCTCAATTCCATCTTGGATGTAAATAACAACCTCTCTAACATTAATTGAGCTTAATGCAGATTTTGGAGTTTGTTGAGCAGTTTTGTTTGCGAAGATAGTTGGACCAGTTCCACTTTGGAATACAATCGGATTTAATCCAAATGGTTCTAAGTATTCTCTATCTTCTTTATCCAAGTTAAGTTCTAATCCCACAACTCCAGTACCACCTACAACGCCTCGGCGAACTCCTGCAACTAATGACCATGGTAAAGCATTTTCATATTTTGCAATAAAGTTATTAGAAACATAAGCAGCAGGTGGAACGTTAATGTTCTTTCCAAGATCTCTTACGGTAATGTAAGGATAATAGAATGCTCCCCAGCTACCACCTTGTGTTGGTGATGGTAATGAGTATCTAACGGTAGGATTCTTAGTAAGATCACCACCAGTAGAAATCAATCTAGATGAAAGGCTTCCAGTTGCATCTAAGAAAGAAGGATCAGTGCTATTTTTAAAGTCCTTAGCAGAAGGTGCATTAATTATAGCGAATGCATTTTTTCTATCGTTACACAACTGAGTGTAAATTGCCTTAGATCCACTTTCAATTCCGTTCCCGAAGGTATCAACCACATAGCGGAAGTTAATTGTTTCTCTATCAGTAAGTGCCTTATATAAATTGGTACCGCTTAATGTACCGCTTAATATTGCGTTTTGTCTATCATTAGATCCATCAGGTACATGTTTAGTAACATCCAATTGGAATCCATCTAAAGTAAATATGTTTAAGTAATCAACCCATTCATCGATTGGGTAATACAATTCTACTTTCTTAACACCGCCTACAGTAGTTACAGAAATCTCAGATTGACAAGTTACAAGTAATGCAGTAGTTCCGGCAGGAATAATAGGATATTCATTAATTGTTAATCCTCCTACAACTTCATTAATTCTAGTTAACCTAGAATGAGGAACCGCGATAGAACCTTCAAAATGTAATAAGTAATTTCCTACAACCAAATCAGCAGCTTCTGGTGAAGTGGATGAAATAAGTACTTGGTTAGGCTTAAGAGAAGGTTCACTAGCAGCATCGGCTAAAATATCAATAGTAAGGTTTAATGCTCCCTTAAGAGTTTGAACTCCTAAAGTATTTGCAGCAAGTGCAGTACCATCAGAATCCAAGAATACACCTGTACCATCTAAATCAAACTGGGCTCTTGGGGTTAAGTTTACAAATCCATCTTCTTCATACGCAGTAACCGTAGCAACTGGTAAGTAGTAATCTGGATCTGAAATAGCGATTTTATCAACAGCTGTGGTAGGAACACCTGTATGGATGTATCCGTATTCAGCAGCATTAAATACCAAGAACGAAGTATATTGTGTACCTCCTACTTCATATACAGCTTCATCACCATCGGTAAGAGTACCGTTAGAGAATGCAGTGTACATCGCAGATCCGTAAGAACCTACAATACCTGTATTAGTATTAGGATATTCCTGAACAGTAAAGTTAAAGTCAGATTCGTTAATGTAAGTATACACTGTACCTCCGGCAGTTGGGAAATCTCCAACTGCAGTAGAACCAGCGCCTGATAATACTAAGGTAACAACATTAGTTGTAATATTAACAGATAATACCGGAATGTATTCTCCACTTACAGCACCTAAGATATAAGATCCTACAGCAGAAGAATCATTTGCCGTCATTGAAGCAAATGCATCATATACCGAATCACTAGCAGATCCGGTCAATTGAACCTGAATGTTTCCATCGGTTGTAGTTGAAACCGAAAGTACCTCAGTAGTTACAGTTGCAGTATTTGTTACCTGAGCATTTCTTGCATAAGAAAGATCAGATACAATAGGTGCACCATATGATAAGAAGTTAACATCATCCTGGATGCTAGTTGCTTGAGTATACTCAATGTTATGTCCAATTAAATCAATACCACCTGCAACACCGTCAATTAAGAAGTCTCCACTGAATAGATCTTCATTAACAGTACAGAATAAACCTGTTGTAGCAGTATCTGCGTTAACAAGCTTTTCAACGAAAAGGTTATTTCCAATCAAATCAACAAAATCAGGAATTAAACATGCAGTATAAGTTGCGATTAAGTTAACTTCTGATTCGTTAAAGAATTCAGTTAATTTAGTATCGGTAGCATCAGATGTAAATACCTTTCTTTGAATACCTTTAGTTGGATCAAAGTAAGTTTGGAATGTTGGGTCAGCTTCAAATCTCTCATAAGGCGTAGCAGAACTAAAGTCTCCACCGAAGTCTCCGCCAATGACGAATATATCAACCATGAAGTCTGAAATTAAACTATCCTTATCTAAGAAGCCTGGTACATTAGCTGCGCCGTACCATTCTTCAACAGTTACATTAAATGCAGCTACATTTGCATTTGCAGCTTTCTTAACAATAACTGAAATTGGATTTTGTCCTAAATTAACAAAGTCCAATAAGTCATTAGTTGAAGTAGAACTTAAAGTTGTTCTGTTTGCTCCAACGTTATCTAAAAATGCATCGCTATCAGGGTAAAAGAATTTATCTCTATTGTAAAACTTTTGATATTCGCCTGAAGCTCCTGTATTAATCTGTGCCTCTGGTGTAGAAGCTGTACCAAACTTAATGTAATCAACGTTATCGTCTGAATCTAAAGCTAAAAGATTAAGTGCCAAAATAGGACCTCTTTCTAATGCTGATAAACAGCTTCTGTGGAAAAATGAATCCTTTCTTTCCAAATTTCTATCAATATCACCAAACACTTGTTTAAAGAATGCTGTATCTGGGACAAAGACCGGAGTATTGAAAGGTCCTTTTTTCGAGAAACCTACGATTAATCTCGTCTGGTTGGCAGGAATACTTACAACCTGACTCTTATCGAATTCAAAACGATAAGTACCTGCAGCTTTAAGAGAAGCGATTTTCGGATCTAGTGCCATCTTATATTATTTTTTTTATTTGCTTTTTTTATATATCCACAACATAGATACTTTTTATACCAGATCATAGATATCATAATTGAGGTTACCACCCTTTGAATCTTTTTCTAGAATTTCATCAATCTTATTTTGTACAGACTCATCAATCTCATCATAAATCTCTTCTGCAAAATCGGAAAAGTCCAATGTAAAGAAGAATTCCGAACTATTTATACATGTCATTATAAGATCATCATTACCTAATTGGCCTGCATAAGATCCATTTGGCATCTTTCCAAACGTTGAGGCTTCATAAACAGTTTTCTTATCATTAATGATTATTCTATTCTGTGTAATGTACTTCTTAAAATTTTGGCAAAAAATAGGTTTATTATCTTTTTTAACCTTAAGACCAAATTGCTTTGTTCTTGCATCAATACGATGCTTAAACTTAACAACCATTTCCTCATCAAAATCATTTCTCTGTGGGAAGACAGTTTCTAATCTCTTAATAACCTCCCCACCAAACATATTCCACTCAATGATCATTTTAACATTTTCTGAATAGAACATATCAAATGCAAGAATGTAAATTGCTTTTGCGAATTCTTCAATAGTATGTTCATTACTTCTAAACCTTCCTACTTGTCTAATTCTAAAAAAGTCAACAAAGCTTCCAGGTGATGTAACCTTACCCCAATCCTTTTCATCCATCATCTCAACTTTAAAGATATTTACAATTGAATAATCCCCGCCATTACCTTCAGCTATATCAATTGAAAACACAAAATAATTGGTGTCTTCTTCCACTTCATCTAAATCAAAATCAGGATCCCAAAGTAAACCATCATAAACTACGCCCTCTTCTTCAAAAGCCGGCAGCTCACGATGAACAAACTCCTTTTGGTTATTTTGTAATTTTTTTAGGCTATCTGCGCCAAGTAGTAAAGAAGAACTAGCAATAAACTGATTTCCATATTGTCGATTAAATGCTTCTTCGGATCCGAGATTAGAAACTTCCTGCTTCATCCAAGCTTCATCACGACCAGGTACATCCCACCAATCTACCCTAAAAGGCGCATACTCATTAACACCTTTTTCTGCCGCTGAGTAAATATCATAAAATTTATTAAACCCATTAGGGGTACTTGTAATAATTACTTTTGAATTCGTAGAAGCGGATACCGTTGGATACACGTTTTCATAAAAGGTGTTAACAAAGTTTTGGGGTATGTGGGCAAACTCATCCATAAATAGCAAATGAATAGTAAAACCAATTGCTGCTTTCTTGGTTGTAGTTTGACCAATGATTCTACATCCATTATCAAACTTAGAATTAAATACATCCCATTTAAGAACGCCTGGCTTTAAAAAGAAAGGTAAGTGTTCAAGAATTGTTTTACCTTTATCAATAATCTCTCTGGTCGTTGCACCTTTGTTTGAAAGAATAAGAGCATTCTTGTCAAAGTTAAAAAGAGAATACCAAGCAATAAAAATAGAAGAGCAAATTGTTTTACCAATCTGCCTTGCAGCAAGACAAATATTAAATCTCTCTGCCTGAAACTGCCTTAACATTTCTTCCTGATAAGGTCTTAATGTAATTGTCTGTAAACCATGATCGGTCATAACAGTACAATAATGATTTGCAAAATACACAATGTCAGTTGCGCATTTCTTTATCTCCCTAATTTCATGAGGAGTATAATTAAATACAATGTTACCTTTTCTGAGATTTGGGTTACCTTCATAAAAAGGGGTTGCCTTAGGTTTATACCCTTCTTCTAATGCAAGCATGAGTTGCTCAACCTTTTCACTCGTCCATGAAAAAGATTGTTCAGCTTTACCTACGCTAAATTCAAATCCTGCACTAGGTGCCTGTGGTCTTTGTGCCATTTTCTTCTATGACGGCAAGAATATGATTTTCATGAAGGATTTCTAATTCTTCATCACCAAAAGTATACATCGTACCCTTACCTATTGTTTTTATTATTGTATCCCCCTCCTTTACATCTATATCATCAGAAGCGGAAATTACAATAGCTTTACGGTTATACTTTTCCTCAGGTATAATTATTCCACCGGAGGTAACCGTTTCTTGTGGTAGTTCTTTTACAAGAACATACTTATTCTTCATCTTCATTGCTATCGACATCTTGAATATCTTCTTCGTTAATAGTATCCTGTAAGGCTCTCATTAGATCTTTTGTACCTCTGGATTTAATTCCACCATTTGACTTATTAGTAGATTGTCCTGTATCAGAACCGCCATGATATACATCAATGTCTCTGGAAATCTTTTTTGCATTTTCTTCAATCGCAACCATGTACATTGTTTGGCTCTTTATGATATCCAGCAAAGTTCTCTGTAAATCACTAAGTACTTCAAACATTCTAGGAGATACATCACCTTCGTTAATTTGATCCATTAAAGCAGTGATGGCATATTCACTATTTTGCATTTGGCGAATAAGCATACTTAATGCATATTCATCTAAATCTGCTTTAGCTTTAATATACTCATGTTCCTCAATTATCTGTTCACTAAGATAAAATTTTAAAAGATTATTCATAACCCTTTGAGCTTTACCTTTTGCTTTAATTAACTGAGCGGATTGCGTATTTTCTGCTCTTACCTTTGGTAGCTGAGGAGACTCATCTAAACCCGGAACCTCGTCAGGTAAATCATTTAATAAATCACCAAGGCTATCTCTAAACTTATCCTTAGACTCTTCTTTCATTAATCCCTAAATTTAGATTATATATTCCAGGTTAACGAGGGTCGGTTTCCCTGTTAAGTAATAATTGAGGAGCTGCATTATCAAGGAGAAGTGATAAATGAGTATCTTTTACTACGTACTGGGATAAAATAAGTTCTTGTAATTCTTCCTCAATAGGCTTTTTCCAGATCCTAATATTTGTTATGTCTGTTGGGCAACCTAAAAGTTTCCACTTATTTAAATCAGGAACCGCTGTTGGGTTATATGTTTTGATTTCACTAAATAACTTATTTAGAATTTGTGTGTCCTCAGGATTTATTGCGCCGGTGGTTTCTAAAGTATTGTAGCCAAATAAGCTTAACTGTTTAGCGGTACTATTTAGATTTATTACAAATGCATACCAATCATCTTTATTAAGAATTAATCCTTGCGATGATAGATCATATTTAAAGTAAGTGTCACCGATCTTTATAATGAACCAATTAGGAGTATATGTAATTGAAACATATTGCGTTGGCGGCAATAGGTCATTTTCATATATCATAAAGTTACAGCTTTTCTCTCTATTAAATCTAGGAGTACCTTGTGTAATGTTATCTACATAAGGAACATCTAAATCTATGCTAGTGTTTCCTATTGCAGTTATCTTATGAATTCCATTATATGATTTAGTTCCATTAACTTTAACCCAATCACCAACTGATAATTTTTCGGCGATTTTTTCAGGCAAGCCTGCGGTGTTTAGCTTTACCCTTCCACTGCTATTGCTTATTCCTGTAATAAGAACATTTTGCCCAATTGGGTTATCGTATTGAGGTCTTAACCAAAATGTAAAAGCCCTATCATCGGTTGTAGACCAGCCTTTATCATATCTGTATTCCACGCCTTCTTCCTGGGTGGTTAATGTTTTTAATTGATAATGATATTTAGATATAATAGTCCAGTTATTGTAAACATTTTCCTCCTTAATGATTAGCTTCTTATCAAGAATCCTTCTAACATAATCATTTGATTGGGTTCCGATTGTGTTATACTGATTAGGTTTTCTTACATCGGCAAATTCATCTTCTCTCTCTTCCTTGAACTTATCCTCTACATTAGAAACTAAAGAATCCTTAACATCCTCAATATTTTTATCAGGATAGAGAACAGCGGTTCTTTGTTGATATGGGACAAGACTTACTCTCCAATAAGATCCACTATATAAAAAGTCATCAGCTTCTGCTACTGCATCAACTTCGTACATCCTATTCATATACTGTTTAAAGTATAAGTAGTCTCTCATCTGAGGTTTTGCACCAGCCCCAAACACTGCCTCAAATGCAGATTTAACAATATGAACTTCAAACTGAACTGGAAAATCCATCATAAGAGGATTAAACTGAATCTCTCTTGTTGGCAGTTCATTATCAGGAATCATTATTTTAACCTCAGCATTTGCAATAACATCGAATAATGAATACTCTTTAAGAATAACATCTTTACTTCTTTGGTCAGCAGCAGTCTTAAAATAGTCAACACAAAAGCCGAATAGGTTAGATGCAACCTGAGATAGCTGATTATACATTTGTGAAGCCCTGGATAAATCATAAGGGTTCCATGAAGTTCCACAACAGTCTATTACTAGGTTTTGCGCACCTGATAATGTTTGACCATCACAGCACTCAACTTGAGGTACTTTACAGATCACCCCTCCATCGGTAACTATTTCAAGTGATATAGACTTAAATTCTAGTGTGCCGTCGCCCACCTGTTCATACTTATATTGAACCCAAAACGGTTTATTTGGATCCAATAACAAGGCTTCTAGATTCACATTTGTTAAAGGAACCCAATCGGAATATGTAACACCATCAGTTCCCCATCTAAAAGATTTACTAAAAAACACTGAAGTGTCTTCACCAACAGTTACGTCAGAATAAGATACTACCTCAACAACATTTTTATAAGGTTCTTGTAGACTTATAAGAATAGCATCACCGTTCTCGTTTGTGGTTGTTCCTGTAACTGCCATTAACTTAAGAGTTTATTTGTTGAACTTCATCAGAAGTTTCTGATTCTTTTTTAAACGTTTCTCCAATAATATATGATCCAACAAAAGGCGTTAGTGCTGCAAAATATGCGCTTACTCCAATAAGGTCGGCTCTTTGTACTATTACCCAGATACCAACGATTGCCCATAAGCCTATTGTTATGTACATCATCATTTCTCTTCTACTCGTTGGCCCTTTAAGAAAAATTGAACTCTTCTCACTCTTTCTTACACTTTCACCAAAGATATAAGTTGCGACAAAACCAGTAAGAGAAACAAAGTACGCAGCCAGGTCAGTAAAATTTGTATCAAAATAGGTAGCTATAACTCCAACAGTTACCCAAAGAAAAACTACTAGATAGGTGATGCATTCTCTTTTGGATTCGCAACACCTGCTTAAAAACTTTCGCATAAGAGAATATTTTTGTTTATATATTCCCTTAATATGGGGTATAGTCTGTCTTTACGGTTAGTATAGGATCGTCTTCCTCTAGCTTTGGGTCAATTTGATTAAGAAAATCAAAAGTGCCAACCGTTCCATCTATTTCCAACTGACCAAGAAGATCAAAAAGCACCGATGCTTTCATATAAAAATAAGGAGATCTTTCAAGATACTTATTTGGCATCATACCAAATTCAATGATCTTTTTGTTAATGGCATCCAAATCTTTTCTATCATATATCTTAGTAAGATCAAATAAACCTTCATTGATTTTAAAGTAAAAGCTCATTATTTCCCTGTTCTCAACTTTAATCATTCTTGAGTATTTATTATCATAAGAAATCTTAAATGTAAACCACTCTAAATTAACTAAGCGATCCATAATAGACCACAAGAAATGAATAGTGTTAGGTTTATTATCTGGGTTGGGTGATAATCCGTTGATTAAGACTTTTTGTATTTCTCTATGAAGTTTCTTACTGCCTTTTACTGCTCTTCTGAATGAGTCCACCTTTACAGTATACACAGTAGAATCTTCATTATAATTTTTACATTCTTTAAGTACTCTAGAAATTATGATACTATCAATGTAATCAAATTTATAAAGAGTAAACTCAATGTGTGTAGGGATTCCTAATTCAAAGGTATTGTCAATCAGCATCATTGCCCATCTGTTTTTCTAATATATCTATCGAAGATTGAACGTGGGATGGGTTATGTTTTAGTGCTTCAGTAAACTCACGCTTACCAATTTCATTAAATTTCATATATAATTCAACCGCCTTTGGATTAGGTACCCATTCTTTTACTTTAGGCTGTTTCTTTACTTTAGTGTAAATAAAACCAGGAACTCTATTAAATTTTGATGCAACCATACGCCATGCTTCGGCTTGACCTACTGGATCAATTTTAAGTGTATTAAATAGATTTGCCTGGATAGGAAATTTAATACTCATAAAACGATTTGTCATAAATGAGTTTTTTGACTTATCGTAATTAGTTACCTTATCCCAATGTTCATCCTTACCGAATAAAACTTTTATGTAATCAAATAGTTTCAAATCCTTTATTATTTATATGAAAAGTAATAAAATAGTTTCTAAATTAGAAAATTTTCTTTTGGGATTTTTTATCCTTAATGAATGAGAAGTCATCGCCATCGTCATCGTCATCTTTAAATATCTTTGACGATACAGCAATACTATCGTTTCCGCCATAAGAAGTATTTTCCAATAACGATTTCATTGTTGAAACTCTTTTAAGTTCCAAAGCATTATGATTCATTTTAGATTCAACAGAGCGGAACATCTCATCTAGGATACCTTCAGGGATAGACTCAGCAGCAAGAACCATAAGGTTAACATTAGACTTTAGATTAGTAATGATCTGTTCTCGGCTCATATGTTTTGCCTTCATTACTCTAATAAGGATATTTGCAAGGTCGGTAATATACTCATCATTATAAAGATACATGTGAGAAAGGACTCCATGTTTTTCTTTAAATTCAGAAATGATTTCTATTGCTTTTTTCTCACTAATACCATATCTACGATTTTTAGATACATACCAATATGCAGGTGGTACATTATCTCCTGCATCACCAGTAAGAACTTTACGAAAACGGAATTCTTCTGGGTCAACTTCTACAACGTTTACCTTTTTCTTTTTAATAAGAGTCTGTAATAACTTCTTGGCTTGGTTTTCTGGTGAAATAGAAACTTTCATTAAATCAAAGATATCAGTAGTTTCCTGGTCTTCTTGAGAATCCATCCATTCAGTAAATCCTTGATATGTATACAGCTTTTTATGCGCCGGTGAAAACAAAATGGTATGAGTATTGTTATTTACACTCTTGTTAACTAATTGGACAAGGTCACGGTCACCAGTAAACATAATAACGGATTTATCGTTAGCCAATGATTCCGTATTCCATGCATACATAAGGTCATCGCCTTCAGCGCCATCTACCTTAGATATAATTACACCGCTTTTAGATATAAGAGAAATAAAATCCTCCGTTACTTTTGAAAAGTTTTCCCAGTTAATAGAACTATCTTGTTTACGATTACCTTTATAGTCTGCTTCTGGATAAAAATCCTTACGCCAAGATCTTGAATCTTGAGTCCAAACAATTTTATCAATAAGACCTTCAAATAACCGAACTTGGTAAGCAAAATCAGTTGCCAATTTTTTCATAAAGGCATTAGTGTCTTCCTGTGTACCAAGCATTTCTTTTGATTTGCCATGTCTAGGTAATACATACAGCGTTCTAAACAAAAAGTAATTACCATCTATGACAAATGTATGTCTGCCGGTTTTCTTCATATTAATGTTTTATTTAGTAAAATATAACAAATTAAATGTTATTCTGAAAGTTTCTAAGAAACTCATTCTCTAATTCAATAACAGATACATTTGGCTTATCCCTCTTCATATGCCAAAAGGATCTGATTGCATTTCCTAATTCATAATTATTAGGAAAGAGTTTAATTAATTGATCTAAAAATTCAGGTGTCATGCTCCATTTAATATTGATTGCAGTTCGTAGATACATGCAAGCATTGATACTGCAGGATCAATTACTTGTTGTCTTTGCGATTGATACTTAGACACAGTTACAATAATCTGTGGAATAAACTGTGTATATGATTGTCTCTCCTGTTGTATATATTGAATGAATTCAGCACCAAGAGAAGATAACACGTCATCAGTACGATTTGAGTAATTAGATAAAAGATATTGGTAATTCTTTACAGGATCCGTTTCATCAATGATAAGATCAAATACATCCTTATAGACAGAACTAAACTGTTTGATATCCTCAACAGTAATCGTATCTTTACCTTGAGATTTAAATCCTTGTAACTGATTTAACATATTTCTTAAATCAGGGAACTTACGTTTTACTAATTCAACCGCCGCGTGTTTATCAATACCAATTTCCTCTTCTTTACAGATTTGAAGAATTCTCATAATGTAACTCTTCATGATTTCAGTTTCTTCTTCTTTACTAAAATCAAAATCAATCATTTCAAATCTTGACTGGATTGGATCAGGTACTTTATTAATGTAATTACATGTTGCAATGAATCTTGCATTTACATTAAATTGATCCATCGTTGCTCTTAATGCTTTAAAGAATTGATCAGATACACCGTCAATCTCATCAAGAATAATGACCTTCATTTTTCCTGGCTCATCCATGATAGAACGATTAGCACAAAAATCGGTAATACGATTTCTCACAATATCAACTGATGTATCAGTTGAAGCATTAATGTAAAGATAAGGATGATTAAAATGTTTAACCAATGCCTTTGCTGCTGAAGTTTTACCGGTACCTGGACTCCCGTGTAAAAGCAAATGTTGATAAACACCCTTTGCCAATTTATCACCTACTCTTTTAGGTGTAATAAGATCATCTAAATTTTTTGGCCTGTACTTTTCAGTTAATAGAATATTTTGAATGTTCCGCATATGTAGAATTTATTTTTATATGAAGAAACTCCGTTAGGTTTAAGACAAAATAAATAAAAAAATCTAAAGCTTAATGAGAAGGGTTAGAAAGATAGTTAGAAAAACGCCTATTATAGTTGAGGAAAACTCAAATAAGTATGTGACAAAAGCAGGAGGAAAAAGAATAACGAAAATAACCGCTAAGTCTAATAACATACCTACCGTTACCAGAGGCGAAAAGAAAATAACCCACAGGGCCACACCACCTAAAGAACAATATAATGGAAAGGTAGAACCTTTATGGAAAGGTGAAACGGTTTACATAATAGGTGGAGGTACTTCACTACATAACTTTAATTGGAATGGATTAGCTGGTAAAAAAACAATAGCAATTAATAAAGCATTTATGACTTACCCAAAAGCAGATGCTTTATATTGGACCGATTCCAGGTTTTATAGATGGTACACAAATGACATCAATAATTTTAAAGGTTTAAAATATACTATAAGACCGTGGGTTGGGTATACAAAAGATATTAAAGTACTAAGAAAGGGAATGAAATTTGGGTTAGAAGAACCAAGAGATCGCCTTTCCCATGGAAATAATAGTGGATATGCAGCAATTAATTTAGCATATCATTTAGGGGCCAAAAGAATAATCTTATTGGGATATGATATGAAGAATGATGGAAAGAAAGGTCATTTCCATGATGGATATCCAGTTCCTGTAACATCTGATAAAATCTATAGAGATCAATTTTTACCAGGATTTGAAATACTAGCAAACATATTAATAGAAAAGAATATACAAGTTTTTAACGCTTCTCCAATAAGTAACATTAATTGCTTTCCTAAAATAAATTATGATAAAGCGTTATCCTTTCGATGATCTGCGAACATAGGTGAGGAACTCCCTCTGTTCACCTTTTAGAAGAGATTTACAGTGTTTTGTAAATTTAATGGACGAATCTATTATCCTTTGATCAACCCTTTTATTTCGTCGGTTATGTGCTTCTGAACACTTCTTACAAACAAAATTTTCCATGTTCTTGGAATCCATTCTGGATTTAATATCAACCTGACAGATTGCACAATTCCAGTCTATTAGATTTGAATCAGCTTCCAATTCTTTTATGTTAGTAAAAGATTCCCTAAAAGGATTCCATAAGATTCTGTTAGGATTCTTTTCATGGTCATTCATATCTTCCACCTTAAATATGATCTCATATGTTTGTGGATCTGGCTCTAACCATTTAAGATAGTTACTTTCATCCATGAATCGTTGCTTTGAAGGCGGCAGATTCTCCAAAAGAATACCATGCCGCCTTCTATACCATCCAAAGTTAATTTTACGAACTTTGTACATTAAGCTTTATTTTGCATCAGCCTTCTGAATTTAGCAGAAACTGATTCGTTTAAGTACGATGAACTTGCTTCTGATTCAAATGCAACCAATTCTGACTCCATTACCGCTAAGAATTCAGGATCTAGGAATCTTTCTTCAGATTCTTTTTGTAGCTTATCAATCTTATCCTGATATTTCTTTTTCTTTTCCTCGTCTTTAGTATCATCAATTAGTTTTTGGTATCTGGCAATCATATCATCCTTAGAGTTTTTACCACTCTCTGGTCGAGTTGTAGGTTCCTTTGGTTCGCCTTCTCCGCCATCAGTTTTTTCTGGCTTACCATCTTTACCATCAGTTTTTTCTGGCTTACCATCTTTACCATCTCCGCCATCAGTTTTTTCTGGCTTACCATCTTTACCATCTTTACCATCAGTTTTTTCTGGCTTGCCATCTTTACCATCAGTTTTTTCTGGCTTACCATCATCAGTCTTTGCATTATCAAGATTCTGTTGGTCTGGTCCTTCTGGTCCTTCTTTCTTATCGTCGGCCTTTTCGTAATCTTTAAGTTCTTGTTGATCAGCAGCAACCTTTTGGTTAAGAGACTTAATCTTTAACTTAAGTGCCTTTGCTTCTTCTCCATCTGCTGTCTTAAGTGCAGTTTCAGCAGCGGCCATTCTTGACTTATTCTTTGCAATAGAAGCAACCTTTTTAAGGCCAGGCGTTGTGGCCAATTGATCCATCCTATCAGAAATAGCGCTAGACTGGTCTTTAAGAGCCTGGTTCTTTTGAGCATTTGCGGCTTTAAGAACATCGGCTTTATCTTTATCCATATTACCGGCGGCCTTCTTCTTTTCAAAGTCAAGATTATTAATTGCAATCTGTACCAAAGCCTGTTGGTACTTTTTAGCATTATTTTTGATCTTGGTAAATTTGATAGGGCTACCTAATGCAGCTCCAATGTTTTCGTTTAATATTTTATCTAAATCAGCTTCAAATGTTTTAGCAGATTCATTTAACATTCTATATCCTTCAAAAGATAATAATTTCATGATAGGTATTATTTTTCTGTTGTATTATATATTGGAGCAATAAATAAAAAAAGGTCCACCGAAGTGGACCTTTCTAAAGATATACTTTATTAGGTTGATTAGATCAAGCTTACACCTGAACCGAATGCAAAACCTAAAGTGTAGTACATAGTTTCTGGGTGGAATCCAGCGTCTACTAAAGCGAATCTAGATTTAACCGCGATTTTAGGAGCCATAGTTCCTTCAGCGATAGTTTCAACAGATTCAGCCATTAAGTAAGGCATGAATACCAAACCTGGAGAGTTTCCGTCACCTTTACGTCCAACTGCAACTCTGTAGTCAGTCCAAGCCATGTTTGGATCAACATAAATAGTTACACCAGCAACAGCACCGATTGGGTAGAGAGATCCACCAGCTTGGTTAACTGTATTTGACAATGGGTAAGGAACGAATCCAGCAACATCTTGAAGAGCGGTTGCAATTTCACCAGAAGTTACTGCGAAAGTAGCAGGTCCTCTACGACCACGAGTAGCGATCAAATTAGAAGCAGCTAAGATCTTAGTAAGAACTCTACGTTGTAAAGTACCTTGAGTTTCACCTCCACCGTTAACAACAGTACCAGCAGTAGTCAAAGTAACGGCAGTGTTACTAGAGTTACCAGGTCCTAAGTTAATAGTAGTAGATGCAGCAGCAGTAACGTAGTAAGCAGAAAGGTTCAATCCGTCTACTGTATTAACGTTATTTGCATTAGTTGCACCGTTACGGAAGATTCTATCCAAGATGTACTTATTGATAGATTGAGTTAATTCGTTAACTAATACAGCTTCTACTTGAGCAACTGCGTCGATTCCGAATTGCTTAAGGTCTTGTACTTGCTCACGAGTAACAGCAGCAGCAACTTGGTAAGTTTTAGCAGCAACTGATTTGTTGAACAATGATAGACCCATGATGTTATCAGGGGTAGCCTCACCAACACCTCTTTCGTATGGATTCGGAGAATCGATAGCTTCAGAGAATGCAGGATCTCCAGATAATGGGTTGTTAGCTTCGAAGGCATTTCCAGAGAATCCAGGAATGTGGTCTTCTAAAGCTTTTACCAATTCAGGAGTATCAGCCCAGTCACCGATATCAGTAGAAAGGTCATCGTTAGAATACAAGCTAGTAGAACCAGTGATTGCTTCATAGATTGCTTCGTAACCTTCTTCACCTTGAGCGTAAGCGTCAGTTCCTTTAGCAGCATCTGTACCTTTACCTCTTACACGGAAGATTCCGTAACCATCGATACGAGACTTACCTACATAAGTTAATTCGTAAGAACCGTAAGAACCGGTACCAACGTAAACTAAATCATCAACAGCAAGAGCGGAAACTCCTGAAGCCAATGTGTAGTCAGCTTTAATCATCAATGGCGCACTGTCAGTAACTTTATTACCGGCATTGCTAACTCTACCTCCACCATATACAAAGTCTAAGTAAGTAAGAACTCCCATAGGACCTTGCATTGGTACAACAGGTACTAAGTCTAAACCTACAGTCTGAGCAGCAACCTGCATAGCAAGTGGCAACAAAGAGAATGGTCTATCTCCAGAACCTTTTAATCCAGGCGTAGCAGGATTATTGAATGCATCCATGGTAGTTGGCGCAGCCGGGAACGTTGGTGCACCCATAGCTTGGGTGTTCATGTTTGGATTGAGGTGTACAGTATTGTAAACCGACTCATTAAGGTTATGGTAGTGACAGTACTTAGACATCCAAGATAACTTAGACTTTTCAGTAACGCCAGTAGCCTCCTCAATAATAGGTCCCCAAGTCTTTTGTACTTCGGCCTCATTAATTAATTGATTTGCGTACATTTTTAAATTGTTTTTTTCGCGTTTTATTTAATCAAATCTGTAGCTTTTTGCTTCTTAGCTATTAGATTAGTATTTTTATCTTCCTAAATTAAATTTAACCCTGTTGATCAAATCAGCAGCAAAGGATTCATTAATTAAAGGTTCCTTCTTAGCAGCGGCGGTTTGTTCAGCAGCGGTTTTACTTTCATTTAATTTCTCAGTTTCAACTTGTGCAGATCTCATATCTCTGGTAGACCAGAAATTGTTAATTGCATAAGGTGTATTTAATTGGTGGAACTTAGATTCCGCAATGATTTGCGATTGACGAGCTTCAGAAAGGTTATCCCACCTGGCGCGGAATTTCTCTGGCATATCATCAATAAAGTTCAATTCTTTTCTCTTTTCAGTAAAGCAAGACTCCCAGATGTTCTCGGCTTGTACCGTTGACATAATTGGAGTTGCATTCATTGACTCAACAATCGCAGTTTGCTTTTCTTCAGAAAGAGAGTTAAATTCGTTTTTCTTAGATTCAGATAAGAAGTTCATAAAATGCATTTCAGAAACATTCTTGGCTTCTGCTTTAGCAATTAATTTATTTAGAGCTTCTTCAATAGAATCTTTATAATCTTTTTCTTCAGCTTTAGTTTCTTCTACTTCTTCTTCCTGAGGGGCAGCAGATAACGAAGCATGGCCTACACCTTCATTAAGAGTAGCAGCTTCTCCAGAGTTTACATTTTCTGCAATGTACTCAGAGTATTTAATGCTCTTATCTAAACCTTCGGCAAGGTATTCAGAATAAGCAATATTTTGATCAACCTTTTCAGCAACATATTCAGTATACTCAATTCCTTTTTCTAAGCTTTCACCTAAGTAGTTAGAATACTGAATACCTTTGTCAGCCTGTTCAGCTACATGCTCAGCATAAGAAATAGAGTTATCTAATTCTTCAGCCAAGTAGGTTGTGTAATCTTTAATTTTGTTAACATTCTCTGCAAGATAGTCAGAGTAAGAAATGTTTTTGTCAAGATTTTCAGATAAGTATTCTGTATAGTCAGTTAATTGATTAACCTTTTCTGCAATATGCTCTGAATACTTAACAAGCTTTTCAACTAACTCATTGTTGTTTGAATTAGCAGATTCCTTGACATTGTTTAGTACACCTGAAACATACTCAGTATACTTTTGAAAATCTTCAACGGTTACGAATTCGTTATTTTCCATTGTTAGATCTTTTTTATCTTCTGTATTTTGTGTTTCTTCCATTTCATAAATAATTACTCCACTATCATTACCAAAGCCATAAGACTCATTAACTCTTGATAATTCAGCGTTTTCAAATCCAGGATCAGCAACCAGGTCATAGGTAAAGAATTTCTTAATTTTAACCTTACCACTCTCATCAACGGTTCCGGCGGCTCTACTTGAAATGTGGAGAGGGATTCCATCTTTAATAAGAGCTTGTGCTTCCTTTCCTTTTGAAGTATTTAATAATCTAATCTTTCCAAGAACCTGTTTATTGTCTTCATCATATCTTAAATCCTCAACAACATGAGAAACGTTTGAAAGACTAATATCAAAATCTTTTGGATGGTCTAATTCACCTAAAAGTTTACTTGACTTAACCTTTTCTTGCAATTCATTAATATGAGGGAGAACTTCTTTTTCCTCATAGATTCTGTTATTCTTATTACGAACCCCAATCTCGGTAAAAACACCCTCTAAGACTACTGAACCGTCTTTGTCTGTTTTATAATCCAAGTTAGATGTTGACCTTTCAAGAATTAAAAGCTTCTTTCCTGACATTTTCTAATTATTATTTGATTTATATATTATATCTTTGTAAAGTTTTTATCCAAGACCGGCTAATGGATCCTCTTCAACGCCACCGCTATCTTTCTCTGGTTTAAAATCGGCCTTATCGGCACCTAAAAGGATCTTTTCAATATCATCTTCTTTATAACCTTCTTCCTCTAATTTAGCGCGATCTTTAGCCCTTTGATTAGCCTTAAGGTCATCTCTAGTAAAGCCACCGTATCTCTTAATCAAGAATCCTAAATCAAAGTATGGTATTTCGTTCATCTCAGCATCCATTACACTTAATTGAGTTTTCATATTTCCAATAAAGTCAACTCGTTTTGTTTGTAATTCCATTTCTTTCATTTCTTCAAAGACATTGTCCTTAACAAACTTAAGTCCTAAACCAGCCTTAAATGCAACATCATTCTTAAGTTCTGGATGGTTAAGACACATTTGAAGATATACAGGTTTAACTAAGATTTCCTGCCACATTGATCTTAAGCGGTCAATAAACTTAGAGAATTTAATTTCATCTCTCATCATACCGCTTGCATCCATCTCATATGTATTTCCACCTTCCTTATCAAATCTTGAGAATGGAATCTTAGAGGCCATCTTCAATTTATCTGAGAAATACTTAAGAGATTCAGTATCACCTAAATCAGGTCCATCTCCACCAATAGTACTAATTTCTGGAGATTCTCCATCTTTTGATGGTAACCAATATTCTTTGTTGAATGGCATCATTGGTTTTCCGTTTGTCTGAATCTCACCACTTTCATAATTGAAGTCTACAACTTCACGGTAAGAATTCATTAACTGTGCCAATGACTGTTTTGCTCTTGTTTTAGATTTACCACCTACTGGGATAATAAACTGGGTCTTAAATGAAGCATTAGAAACAGCCCAGATAATTCTGGTAGTCTCCATGATTCTTAAAAGGTTAAAAGAACGGATAAGTCTTTCAACGTATGATATTCTTTGTGGTGAATTAACCTGAGAATATGAAAGGTAAATAATTTGAGAATCCCAAAGCTTTCTTTCTTTGGCCCCACCACCTTTATACTGTACCCATTGTTTCTTTCCTGTATCAGTATCAATACCAGGCATTAGGGATATAGGGTCCAATTCTTTAAATCCTATAATCTCTGTTTGTTTATCATTATAGACTATTTCAAATGCAAGGAAACCATCAACTAACCACTTCCTAAAATAATTCCAAGGTTGAATAGCATCATTAAATCCAAAGTAATTGTAAATATTATTGTATATGTCGGCAATCTCTTCTTCAATCTTATTACTTATATGACCATTAAATTCTGCATATGCACAATAATTACTCTCATCAAATACAATAGCCTCATCAGTTAAAACATCTAAGATATCCTCAATCTCATCTTGAACAGCAAAGGTTCTTAATTGATCTCTTTTCTTTTCATAGTCCTTATCAAAGAATGAAATATTCTTTTTAAGAGTTGTATCAGTTAAGGATAATGCAGCAAAAGCAGAATAGATATCATCTGCATCTGAACCCATAGGGTTCATAGTATAACCTATCTGATTTTCAGTAAATCCTACGGCCCTAGAGTTACGAATGATCATATCATCGTAAGCCATACCTAAGTTAGATAAATCCTTTAAAATCTTTCTAACTGGGTTTGTGTTTGTAAGAGGACCTCGTCTGTCAGTAAAACCTGCCATACTTTATTTATTTGTTGTTTTATATATTCTTGTAATATAATGCTTGCGCATTTAGTATTGTTCCACCAAAGAAAAAGTTATCATCGTTAACTGTGCCAATATACCAATCTTCATAGCCTAGTACTCTTGGCTTTTTCATACGATCTAACCTATACTGCCTTATTGCATATTTAATATTATACTTCATACCTAAAGATCTTTTAACAGTTTCATAATTAAAATCAGCAAGAAAGCTTTGCGCATTAGCATTACCTAAAGCCTTTCCTGATTCTCTTTCCATTATACTACCAAATGATCTTACTATATCTTTTACAAAAGGGATTCTTGCATCATAAGGAATGTAATGTAAATTAATTCCTAATTGATGGCCGTCTATTGATTTTCCTAGACCAATTACAATTGGATAGGTATCATAAAATGTTTCATCTTCGGTAAAGTATCTAAAGCTGTACATTTTACCTTGATCTAAAACACCCTTTGATTTTTGGCCTATTTTTGCCAAGGCTTTGGTGGATGCTTTAGATGCACCGCTCCTACCTTTATTTTCAGCAAGGTAAATACCTAAATCGTCTTGAAAATTACCAACTATCATAATTAAAATAAATTTGAATCTTCAGTTATTAGCATAACCTTAAAGTTTCTTTGTTCTGCTGCTTTATTAAGAGCTTCAGTTTTACAAAGATTTCTAACATAAGTTTCATAACCATATTTAAAATTAGCCATTGCTTTTGCAGTCTTTCTCTTAGGCGGTTTAGGTTTTTGTAATTGTGCCTTAGGTTTTATTTCAACTACATATTCTTGTATTACACCTTCCTTTTCCATCTTTACATAAAAGTCTGGATAGTAGTTATGAAATTTTTTATCTAGGATATTAAAATACTTAATTGCAAATGGTTCTGATATCCATTTGATAACCTGTTCATTATGATCACACCAATGACAGAATTTTCGTTCCCAACTACTACGGTATATAATAGGACCAGGCCCCATATACTTTTCAGGATATTTAGGTTTATAATAACCTTGTTTGTAACCTGATTTCGCGGTTGGTTTAACTTTCTTTATGCTCATTAAATTGTGTAGATTCCTTCGCTATCAGCGCTGCCATCAATTGATACTGTTCCTGCATATTTCTTAGGGTGAAGTTTATTCCATCCTTTTGCAAAACCTCTTTTTGCAATTTCAGTAAAATATGCAAATGCATTCGTACTCTTTTCAGGATTAAAGTTTCTCCAATATCTATAAAGATCCATATAGGCATATGCTATACAGTCTTCTCTATCTTTAGGATCACGGTAAGTTAGTTTTAGGGAACATTTATCTGCTAATAACATTAAAAATTCTAAAGCTTTTGGTGTTAACTCGTCTTGTTCTTGAGACTTAATGATTTCTTCTAAAAGGTCTCTATTGTTAAGATAATTTCTTTTCCTTGGCATAATCTATATTATTTTATAATTATATGCAAAAAAAGCCGAATGTTTAACATTCGGCCTTTTAGTTATTTGATGGTAATTAAAGTTGTACTTTAACTATTTCCTTTTTGATGATTTTGGATTTTCCGGTTTTAGGATCAACCGCGTTTAATAAATCATCATCACCTAGAGATGTATACTCTTCAGCATTTACTAAAACCTGGTCACCTTTTCTAAGACCACCTGAGGTTTTTACCACCTCGGCTTCAACGTATCCGTCATCTAGATACTCGTCTTTAGTTTTTTTTTCAACCACGGAAAAGGTTTCTTGGAGTTCCTTTTCAAACTTAGCAATTTCAGAATCTAACAAATCCATAGCTTCTTTAAGCTCTTCAGTTTCTCCTACATTTTTGGTGGCCTCAGCGACCTTAGCTTTCTTTTCTTCTAAGAAAGAGATCTTATCATTAATTTCAGATCTTTTCTTTTCGGCAGCAGCCTTTTCATTTCCTTCAGAGATTAATTTTTCAGAAAGAATAGAAGAAGCATCGTAATTAATAAATTCTTTAATAACCTCAACGGCTTCAGTTGCAGTTGGAATAAATTTCATTTCATTAAGTTGCATTCCGCCGTTAACTTTATTTACCCAGATTCCTTCTTCAACAGCAATCATGGTTAAGTAAAGATTTAAGAATTCAGTTGATTGGATATTTGTAAAGTTATCCATCTCAGCTAACATATCAGTAGATTCAAAGAATTTGCAAACTTGATCAACTTTCCATTGATCTCTATAACCAAAGAAGTTAGTTGCCATTAAAGATTCCTTTAATTCAATAACGCTTGAGTTAGTTAAATCAACATCACCTAACTTAAGAGTACCTTCAGCAAGATTAAATTCTAATGTTTTACCATTTTCGCTGAATGTTACTAAAGAATCTCCAGTATGCTTAAATAACTTCAGTCCTTCGAGAACATCGAAGAATCTTGAATCTTCTACTTTTGCTTCAGTAATTTCTTTTCCGTTAAAGGAATAGTTTTTACCATGTAAGTGGAATGTTAATCCATTTTCATTTTCCAATACTGGAGAAAGAACAGAAACAATCTTACCACTGTTATTTGCAGTTGCTTTATGTTCAGCTTCAGCCATTTCATTTAAGATTGATTTACAATCATTTGACCATGGGTGTTTAGAAGCAACTACGCCAAGTTTAGATTTAATAGTATCTTCAGATTCAGAAAGTAATTCTGTCAATGAATTAGTAAGCCCTTCATAAAGTTTACCTCTTTGAGAAGAATTTCTTTCAACTGCTTCAGCAACCTTATATGACCATTTTCCGTTATCATAAGTATTAGCAATATAAGATCTTAATTCTTTTACAGGATTAAGCCATCCTGCAGAAGAAAGGCTGTTATGCAAATCTTTAGCGATTTTAAACTTAAGAGTAGGATTAACACTGTTTTCAATTTCTTCACTGACAACAGATACATCCTCGCTTTTGAATCTCATAGGAAATGATCCTAATGAATTTTCTAAAATGTTAAGAGCGTTCTTGGCAGTATAAGAAACCCTTGAATTATCAGATTCCATTTCCTTTAGGCCATTGATACTCTTCATAACATTTTCATACAATTCTGTAAGTGTAAAGTTCATTTTGTTATGATTTTTTTGTTTATTGTTATTTTCGTTATACATATTCATTCCAGCTTTAAAGGCATTAATTCCAGACATGGCCAATTGTTGAGGTGTACCCATACCTACAAGAATTGATAAAATCTGGGAATCTGATTTGCCGCTTTTATAGAACTCATTAATAATGTCTATAAGCTGCTGTGGAGGATTATTCAAATACGGTGCACCTGTATTAACACCATACTGAGGATCAATTCCACCATCCATATAAACCTGAGTTTGTCCTTCGTTGACTGAACTATTCATATTTAAGTACTTTGATTTGTTTTATATATTCTAAGATCTAAAAGTTAATTTACCCTTCATCTCCCTCTGCATTCCTATATTCTTTACTTCCACTTGCCTCTGGTGTTATAGGGGCGCCGTCAATTGTAGTCTCTATGTAAGGACCTCCTGTTTTAATAGAATCTTGGTTAACATAACCACTATTTGAAGTCTCTCCTTCAATAGGAGCTTTCTTAACATCTTCAATCATATATTCAAATTTCTGGAATATTCCACCGAATTGTATTCCTATTTCTCCGTTAGGGCCAGTTCTAAATAATCCAATGCCTTGGCCTGTTGATTGTTTAGCCATTTCAGAAACTTCAGTTAATAAAATCCCATTTTCAAATACAGGCATAAAGGATTTAACTTCTAAATCAAAAGTAACATTAAACTCTTTCTTATCATTTAGACCAAATTCAAAAAGTCTATCTTGCGAATAGTCTTCAGGAACTGCCATAGAAGCTTCAACCCTAAACATGCCTAAATCTACGCTATACATAGTTGTCTTATATAACTTTGTCATAATTGACTCGGTAACCTTCAGCATTTCTAAATTGTTGGAACAAACAACGGTTACACCAAACGTCATAGTTAAAGGTAGGAAGTTGGTATTTAATGCAAACGTTTTTAATTGACCTTCAACTTCATGTACAAATTCACCACGAGTAAATTTATTAGTTTGACTGCCTGAATCAATAGCTAAAGAATTTAGCTGAAGAATACCTCTAGGAACTGCTTCATAATCACCTATTGCTTTCCCATCAGCAACAGCATCATATAGAAAATTATCTGCAAGAAATCTTTCGTTACCTGTAATTGAATAATAAAAAGGTACAGGAATCTTAGTCACCAAATCTTCTTCGGTCTGATTGTAATAGAATACCTTATTTCTTAATTCCGCTAATGTAGCAACGGTTATGTATCTTAAGATTGTGTTGTCCTTATTAAATTCTTGATTATAGGCACTCATGCATTAGATCTATTTTATATTCTATTTATCCAATGCTTTGAATGGTAAATTCAGAGAACCCAGCATCTTTAGTGATTTCCAATTTCTTATCGAAATATTCACTAGGTAAAACTGTATGATTAATAACAAAGGTATTTAATCCTATGTCCTGGATCGTTTCATGAAGTATGTTAATGATATGATAGACGCCGTCACTGTCTATTGATGAAAAGATTTCATCTAAGAATAAAATATTAAGACTTGAGAATCTAACCTTAATCATTTTCATTAACGCCATAATAATTACAAAATCAACCTTTTTCTTTTCTCCGGTACTTAGTGTCTTTGGGCTAATCTCTTGACCTAAATGATGAAGGGTACAATTAAACTTATCATCAAATCGGATTCCAAACGGAATACCCATCTCCTTACCCATTATAAGGATGTGATTATTAAATGAAGGTAAAATTGATCTTACTGCTAAGTTCTTAATTCCATCATCACCCATAAGATTTTCCAGAATTGTTAAATAGTAATCCTCACCTTCGCTTTTAAGCTTGTCCCTATCCTTCTCCTCTTTCTTTTCTTTAAATTCTTTAATAAGATCTTGGAGATGACCATCAGTGTCACCTTCTTTTTCTGCAAGTGATATAAGTTCATTTTTAAGGCTACTCATTTGGTTTTCCAATTGACCAACTTTAACATGTATCTGTTTACCTTGTTCTCTCAACCCCTTTAGTTTTTCATCTATTTGGGAAACTTCTTCATTTACAGATTTATAATCTTTTGTTAATTCGTTTAGGGTATCTTCCTTTTCTTTTTTAATGTGTTGATGAAATTCTGAATCTAATGGTGCTTGGCATGTTGGACATGAATTGTTCTCATAGAGTTCAAGACCTTTCTTAACCGAATTGATTTCGGATTTAATCTCGGATTCCCTTTTACTCGTTTTCCTATATTCCTCGTCGTTTTGTTGTATCTTCTCCTTTGTCTTGTCATTGGCTTCTTTTAGCTTTTTTCTCGCTTCATTAAGATCTACTAATTTTTTCTTTAGGTCTGCAACTTTTGATGCATCCTTTTCTTTATTAACCGCTTCATATTCTTCTATCTTTTGAAGTACAGATTTAATAGAATCATCAAGAGTTCTAATTTCATCCTCAAACGTTCTGATTTCTTCTATGATAGATCTTCTCTTATTTTTTACAAGTTCTCTCATTTCATTTATGACAGAAAAACCAAAGATACGATCAATGATTTGTTTCTTATCATAAGGAGACATTGTAATAAATGACTTAAAATCATTAACGGACAGGATAATGACATTCTTAAAGACATGATAAGGTATTTCATAAATTTCAGTTTCTAGGAATTCTTGAAGATTTGCTTTACCTGCAACATCATATTCTGTTCCGTTTATAGAAACATTAAAAGCACCAGGATTAATGCCCCTTTCAATTTCAATCTGATTACCTTTACTCTCCATCCAAATCTTACCCCAAAGAGCACCATTAACACGATTAGGTAAGTCCCTAAGGTTAGCCCCTTCAACCTTTCCATAACATAAATAGGTAATTACTTTTGCTAACGTACTCTTACCTGCACCATTTCCACCTAAAACTAAATAAAGATCACTTTTTTCTTTATCAAATTCTATAGTCTGGATTCTGTTACCGTAACTGGCAAAATTTTTGAATTGTACTTTAGATATCTTCATGTGTAGGGGTTAGTGTTTGTTTATATAGTTCCAATACAGATTTAACCAATCTCTCCTTAAGGTCGTCGTCGTAACTTAAACCATTAATGTAATCTGCTGCAATATTCATAAGATTTAATTCTCCGCTAAAATCTGAAGTTTGTTCATCTTCAAAATCTACTGGGTTTTCTTCATCATAAATTCTAGGCTCAAGTTTCTTTGCATGACCGTCGAGAAAATCCATAAACTTATTGATATTGTATTTTCCTAATACATTTGATGGAATAAAAATATCTACAAAATTACCTTCTATTTCCTTTAATATATCCTCCATTCGCCTCTCTAAGATATCATTAATATAATACCGTATAAAGACCGGTGATCTCTCGTTCTGGATAAACTGGTGGTCTCCGGTTTCTAAATCAAGGATATAGATACCTTTTTGATTACCTCGGTCGGATCTTGTCATTTGATAAGGATTACCCACAAGAATAAAGTTTTCCTTTTCTTGGCGATAATGAATATGACCTGAATAAACCTTCTTAAACCTTTTAAATGTTTTAAGATCATTTCCACCTTCATGGAGATGGCGAGTACTTGGACTAGTTTGAACACCTTGGGTTTCTGTATGACAAAACATATAATCTATCTTGCCTTTTATCTTTCCAAGAGTTTCCTTTTCATGAGCAGAATCTCTACGCCATGGCATAAGTAAACATTTAACTCCATTATATTCCAAGATCTTAGGTTCTTTATGAACATTAACATTAGGAATATACTTAATACAGTCAACCGATGATATTTCATTTGAATTCTTTCTCATAATATCATGGTTACCTACAATTACATGAATTTCTGGAAATATTTTTGAAAGCTCTTCAAAAACACGAATACCTAAATCCTGTGCAGCAAGATTTAAACTTTGGCGATTATCAAATACATCACCTAAATGAAAAAGTACATCACCTTTTTTGTATTCCTTTTTTGTAAGAGGAATAAAAAAGTTAAAGAAATAATCTTCAATGATATTTAGCCATAAGACTGAATTTGATCTACACCCTAAGTGTGAATCACTAACCATCCATATTCTAGCCATATTAAAAAAGTTTGCGGATTTTTCTCTTTTCTAAGATGTTGTACTTATCATCCAATTCTTTGATAAGTTCATCCTTAAATTTATTTGATAACGAATTGTAAAACTTGTTAGGAAATACATCAAAGTAATCTGAAATTACAGCAAATAAATCAATCCTAGTATAAGAAGTTCCTAAGTTTTCAATAATGTAAAAATAAACCTTATTGATTTGTACTTTATTTAGTTTCTTAATAACACCATCTGTTGTTACTTCATTTAAATGTTCAAATTCACTCCCTTTAATTAAGTTATCAATTTTCTTAAATAGTAATTCATAGTGCATCTTATCATCTGGATCCATATCATCACCGTATGTTGGAGATACGTTAAATGATATTTTACTTTCGGATGGATCATAATCACCATACGAATTATTGAATATTTTATCGTCTTGCATATTAATGTGTAATGTCGTCGGTTTCGGTAATTCTCATATGATCATAATCAATTTCAAATCTGCACCTAGATCCTTTACCTTGACCGTCTCTAATTTTTAGTATTTTTAACCAGTACTCACGATTGGCATGCATCATAGCATCCTGGATAATTGCATACATAACATCGGCGGTGTGAGCAAGACCGGCAGATTCAGCAATGTTTTCCATTTTAATTTCAGTTGAATCCCATGCACCACGGTTAATCTGAGTAGCGGATATTACCAACATATCCCTCTTAACAGCGAGTGCACGAAGATCTTCTGCAATTTGCTTAATCTTCATGTATGTGTTTTCAGTATTTGGGTTTCTATAGTTAGCCAAAATATTAATGTAATCAACTACGAGTACATTAACTTTATGATCCTGGCTTTCTTCCAAATCTTTTAAGTAAGCTTCAATATCAAGAACAGTACCTTGGGATGTTGGAAATTCTTTTACGAATAGTTTTCCTGGTGGAAGTAATCCTCTTGATACTCTTTCCAATTTTCTTTTTACAAAATCTCTATTGGCTGATTTTTCATCATATTCCATCATAGAGATATCTAATACATTAGATCCTATTCTTTTAAGAACCTTTCGTGCAGACATCTCTGCTGTGATGAATACAACATTATGACCCATACGAACAAAATTAGCGGCATCATTTGCTAACCAAATAGATTTACCTACATTCTGTTCACCTGCATAAATCACAAGGGCTTTAGGATCATAACCACCACCTGATACATTATCAATAAAAGTCCAACCTGTTTCAAGCTTTTTAGTTTTTCTCTGTATGTGGTCTTCAGGGTTAAAGAAGTCCAAACCTACATCAGTATCAAAGTTAAGTGAACCTTCGGTTGAGATCATACCGATTGCTCTCTGTACTACATCTTCAACATTTTCTGGTGATACGTCTTGTGTTTTTACAAACTCAATAGTTTTAACCAATTGCTTATCAAAATGTTTCCATTTAACCCAAGCTTCACCGGTTCTCTTTAACCAATCCTGATCATATTCCGCAATATTAACTTCATAAACAGCAGTAACAATATCAGAAGGAATTTCATTAGGATCATCTTTAACCAAGGCCTTCATTTGTTCTTTAGATGGGCTTTCTCCAAACTTAATGTAAAAATCCTTTGCTAGTTTTGCAACCTGATCTAAATCCCGGTTTGAGAAAAACCCAGGACGAACACTCTTTAGATAGCTTGGCTTCTTTAAGAAATAGTTAAAGAATATTTTTTCGTGATCTATGCTACTGTTCATATTTTATTTTTTTATGCATAAATCTATGCTTAGTTTATTCATAAGGATTACGGATAACTTCATATGTTGTATATGCAGAATTTTGAAGTGATACTTTTAAAATACCATCTGCCACTAATTTTTCTATAATGGAAGATGCCTTTTCCTCTGTTAAGCTGTATTTCTTTTGTAAAGAAACATTGGTAAATTTAATTTCTTTGGCAACTTTACCGCAATAATCTCGGATAAGTTCAAAGATAATATCTTCTGCATCAGGATAACCAGGTACTGATGAATGATTTCCTAATACATATTTAACCTTGAGCTTTGATGTATTAAGCGTCTTCGGTAACATCAGCTTCAAGCATTTCAGAAAGATTACCTAAATCCAAATCATCAGTACCGTATTTGAATTTTTCATTTACAATAGGTTCTAATCTATCTAAAACTTCTTGTGTAATTACTTTAGGTGTAAAGAGTTCATTTAGTTCAACAGTATCATTAAGATGGGCTACACAGATCTTCCTAGCAGTTGCTGCAGATTGGAAATAAATTGTAATATCATTACCATCCTTTTCATATATGTGTTCTCTACATTCAGCCTTTCCTGCATCTGTTAATTTATTATATGCGTTCTGATTAATAAATCTCCCTCTTTCAATTCCACAGTTATCCCAGCTAATATATTCCTCTAATCCAATATAAGGATTCATACCTTTGTTAAAAGATATGTGAAATTTAATCGGTAGAGGTTTAGCAAATCGGTTTTTATTAGGCTTTGCAGTTACAATAATTCCTGTCTGTTCTGTGCCTTCTTTAAGTTTTGCCTTTCCTAAGAATAAAATAATAGAAGCAGCATACTCAGGACCAGTACCACCGCCACCTACTTGGCGAGAGAAAAGGTCTTGTGTTTGGTATGTGTGGTTTGTAAATAGGAAAGGGATTTTACAAATACCTAACTTGGTCATAAGAATACGAAACGTAGACTTAAGCAGTTTTGCACGAGTCATATCCGCTTTATCTGAACCGCTCTTGGCATCATCAACTTCTTTTTGCGTTGCAAGGTTACCTGCAGAATCCAATGCAATAAGAATCTTAGGTAATTCTACACCTTTCTTTTTCTGTTCAATAAGAAGATCAGTTAATGCAGTTACAGAGCTTCTAAATTCTTGTACGGTATTACATGGTTCATAACGAAACTTAGTTGAATCAATTCCAAATTTTTCTACCAAATCTTTGTCTACTGCATTTTCTGAATCATAGAATACAATACTATATCCCATATCCTGTGCCTGTTTAATTGCATTTAACAAGAGGAATGTTTTACCGGTACCTGAAGGCCCGGCTAATGCAACTGCTCGGTTATTAGGATAACCTCCGCTAAAAGAACCGGTTAAACATGCATTAAGATTAAAATTTCCGGTTGGAATGAAATGATCAATTTCTGAAACTGTAGATTTATCCAAAGTGTCTCCGTAAGTAGAGTGTTTTGCCATTTCTTTGTTTAAGTCCGCGAATGAAAACTCTTTTGCCATATTTGATTTATTTTTTATATTGAAATTTTCTCTATTTGTTTAATGATAACCGTTTTTCAAATAATGGTTTCCAGTACCTTTGGGAAACGTATTGCCAACTGAGTTTTTGTGTAAATTCCTCATAAACTTTATTAACATAATCATTTAATAATTCTTCTGAGGAATTAAGTTCATGTATAATTTTAACCGCTTCTTCAACGCTGGTAAATGTTTTAATACTTTTAAATGTTTTTGCAAATCCTACTGGTGTAGATATGACAGGTATTTTTGAAAATGCTGCTTCAGCTATCCCATAAGGCCCTCTATCATTTGTACTAGCACAAACATACATATCAATATCTTTATACATTAAATGACCTTCTGATAATTCTTTATCATGTATAAAGATTGCCTTTCCATCAATTTCATCGGCAATATCAACCATCATCTGTGGTCTTTTTACTTTATCCCAACCATCATTCGCAAAAGGCTTACCGTTCATTCCTAAATTTCTAATCTTTGTAATTTTTCTGTAAGGATGAAATAAATGTTCATCTACGCCCGCGATGATTGGGTGAGATTCTATGTTATAAGTTTCCTTTAAATATTTGCTAAGATCATCACCAACAGACCCCCAGAGTATTTCCTTTCTAGGAATAATGATTTCTCTAAAATGAGAACTGAGGTTTGGTATAGACCATATTCCACATATCATTTTTGCGTATGCTTCTCTTGGTAGGTTTGGAATATCTGACAATGTACCGTTTCCTAATATGATATCATATTCTTTCCAGCCACCATCTGCCCATAGTTCTTTTACATGATCTGGGTTAGACCAATCATAATGAACAAACTCATATTCATCAGATAATGATTGACCTAACCCGGTATGGATTCTACCTATAGCCCAACCTTTTTCATTAAAGGTTGCCACTTTAGGTTTTTTAATCTCTAGCTTTTTTTTTCAAAAACAAAATCCTTATGATCATCAAGCCATTCTTGTGTATATAAGGAAGGATCTTCAATAGTATACCAACCCTTTGCTTGAGTAACATTTAATGCCTGTGAAAAGTATTTTTCATATTTAGGTGCAGTGGCTTCAAGTGAAAAGTTTTCTCCATGATTTCTACAATCAATAGGCCTAATCTTTCCTTCTTGGCAATTCTTGGCGGCTTTAACAAACTCTTCAAAACTTCTACATCTGTACCCAGTAAGACCATGAATATTATTTTCTGCAAATGCACCCCAATCAGTTGTAATTGTTGGAGTACCACATAAAAGATTTTCAATCTGTACCCCACCGAAAGGTTCTACGTACATTGAAGGTAAGAAGGATGCGATAGCACCTTTCATCAGATTCTTTCTCTCTTCAGCGTTAACATAACCTACAAATTCAACATGATCAGGCCAAGAATTATTTTTATCCATTTTTTCATAAAACTCTTGGCCAATTTGTCCTGCAATTTTTAATTTAGCCCCAATAGCCTGCGTTGTCTGTAAGGCAATGTTAACACCTTTACCATCGTAAACTCTTCCTACATAAAGAAAATAGTCTTCCTTTTCGTGGCTGTATTCAAATTCATCAAGATCAAAATAGTTAGGAATTACTTGATCATACCAACTTTGTTTACATGTACTAACGTTTTCCAAACTACAGTATGCATGATATATTGCATAAGATTCAAATATTTTAAATACCGACCACATACCACCGGCGTAACCGATTCCTGGTTCAATAATACATAAATCATTATGAGCATCACAGATAGGTCTTACGCCGGATCCCCAGAATGGAAGTATGATATCACCCGGTTGTTTTCTTTTACCTATTTCTCTAATTGCATTACGATAAAACGTTTGATAGGCTTCGTCACTCGTATTGTATTTAAAAAGTTTCTTTTTGTAATCATGAGAACCATATACCTTATTCCAAACATCATTAGTAATTACAGTGATATTTTCATCCGCGGCAGGATTTGAATCTTCATGCCCATAGTGCATAATGTAATGCCCACGCCCTTTCATCATTTTACAAAACTTCCAAACCTTTTGTGTATATGCACAAGCGGTAAAATCTTTAGTGGTTTTTGTATGAGGTAGCCCTAATACATGAATTCTGAATGTTCTTTTACTAGTCATAATAATTTTATTTTTAGAATAGGCTCGTAGTATAAATAAGGTTACGATTAAATGCCTTAAATCCCATTGCAGTTACAACCCTGTTGATAGGATCCAATATTGTTTTTTCAAATTGACGATCATAATCTACTTCTGGTGCAAATTCATAAGGATAGTCACCAGGGGCATATGCAAATACATCACATGATTTATCAACAGAAAAATACATTTTTAGTTTTTCTCCATTTCCTAATGGTTGATATTTTCCTTTAAGACCTGAGTTATTTAAAAGATAGTTATGATACCCGGCCGACCTTACACCGATTGGGCATTTAGATGCAATTTCAAATGAATCATAATCATTAACAATATACTTTTGGTAATTATTAACTTTCTTTGAAAAACTAATTTGATCAGTGTTAGCCAATCTAAATTGTCGTTTTACATCCTTAAGTAAATTTGCAAATTCTTTCATATCCAATTGATCAACAGAAAAGATATATGTCAATAGGTCTTTTAGTTTTTCCCTAGCAAAAACAGGCGTTGATGATTGAATAATTTCAAATCCTTTGGCACTAATTTTAGTTAATTCATCATAGTGGATATCAGGATCCTTCCAAACAATATTCTGCATATACTTTTTCTTTGCAAGCCATATCGCATTCTTTGCGATGCTCTCCAATTCAAAGCTTAAAAAGTTTTCTGCATTATTATCATCTGCATATTTTTGTAAGATTTTTTCAATATAATCTGCTAATCTTACTTTATATATCTTAAGTATAAAATCCTTTTCCGAGCCTTCCCAATCAGACTTTTTAATGATCTCATCAAACTTAACATATATTGAATCTGTATCAATATAGATGCCCACGGGTTTTTCAATTTTACCGGTAACTTTAATACCTAATTGATTGTGGGCATCTATATCTTTATGCCAGAATTCCTTAAAATACTTATTGATTAGCTTTTCAGTATAAAGAATTGCATCCTTACCTTGTAGAGTAATAGTTTCAGCAATATCAACATTAAAGAAGTAGAAGTAAGGATTACCAAATGCACCGTAGATAGAGTTAAGCATAAGCTTAACGGCCTGTTCATAGTTGTAATACTTACTCGCTTCTTCTTTAGTCTTTTTAAGTTCCTCTGTCATTCTTATTGATTAGGTGATTAATCCTCGTCAGTAATTGCAACTGCGACGGTTAAATGGGTGTTAGTATCAAGAGAGCGGAATACTACTTTATTTTCACAAACCACAACTTTATAGTTTTCCTTATCTAAAAGATTAAGATACTTTTTATAAATAACCACCCTTGCACCTGTATCAACATTTGAATCATATGTGTGGCAGAGCGTAGCGTCATATGAACTTCCTTTGATTCCAATACCTTTATCACTAGTGTAGATAGTAAAGATATCCTCGTCTTTATCTAAGTTAAAGAGAGACTTCATGCGATCAACGTGGGTAGTTAAAAGATCAAATTCGAACATTTTAGAATCTGTTCCAAACGCACGATCTGTTTCTTCTTTACTCATCTCCATGAAAGATAGCGAAGGATCACTACATGCAAGATTAATTTGTAGATCTTCATTCTCTAAAATAAAATCACTTGCCATAAGTTCGCCATCATATTCTGAATACTTAATACGACCTTTTACATCACCATTAAAATGGGACAATGCATCAATCACTTTAGTACCATTGTAAAAGCTTACCTTAACTGGTTGTGTGATATCAGTTTCAAAGATATCTTTAGTTGGAGTGTTTACCAACTTAACCGCATCCCTCTCTGGAAAATACACAGACGAGACAGTTCCTTCTTGACCAATTTTCATAAAGATGAATTTGTCAATAGGAAGAAGTTTTTTGACGAACGAACTTAATTCGTATCCATCGATTTTTTCAATTGTTGCTTCCATTGTTTTGAATTTGTTTATTTTTATATTGATTAATGATTACTTAGTTTAAGTTAGAACAGAGAGGTTACTTTACTTTTTGCGCCTTTCATTTCTGCTTGAACTTGTTTGAATGCAGGGGGTTGCCAAGTTTCATCATATAAGATATCCTTTAGCTCATATTGAGGTTGATATTCAAAACCAAACTTCCATTCAATCCCTCTTAAAAACTGCCTTAAGAAAATTGGCTTCTTAACACCTATAGCATAATGCATAAGAGAAGGTGTAACTTGTCTTAAATAGAGAGGTTGTTCATTATTTGCCAAAGCTTTCTTATTTACATTTTGCATTAGTCTTAAATCTTTAGGACCTAATATATCAACGGTTCTACCTTCAGCCATTAGCCTATGAAAGTTCCAATGATGGAATCTCTGTTCAACCGTCCAACTGGTGTACCCTTCAAAGTCAAAGAATAAGTGATGAACCATTGGGTGATTCATATACCTCTTGAAGTAATACTCCATTTTAGGATCATCTCCATAAATGATATTACCTGCATTAATAGATAATGCATTCATTTGTTCTAAGGTAAAATCAACTTCAAAGATTTCATTAAATGCACCTAAGACTTCATACTTATCTTTATTTCTAAGGTTAAATAGGTTTTCTTTCTTATAACCAAATTCCTTATATTTAGTAAACATATAGCTTAGATCATTAAAGATAAAAACATCATCATCAGAAACATAAGTCCGGTTGACATTAAATTTTTCTTTAAGATACATTGGCATAAGAACCTTAAATAAGCATCCGTGATTGTATAAGAATTCTTTAGCCTTACCTTCATACTCATGTTTTTCTGCGTAGTAATCATATAAATCTCTAATGATAATATGCTTAGCAGATTTAAATGAAGGTATATCATGTTTACCTATAACCTCATTTACTTGATCTGATGTTACCTTAGTATCATCAATAAAAAGGTAAAAGTCAAAGGTTTCCTTAATTCCTTTAGGATAATAGGTTAAAAGAATGTTCATAAACTCGAGGCTTGATACCCCGATAGCTACTGCGTTCTTTTTCATATTACACTTTTTACTTTATACTTCTTTTTAGGAGTTGAGCCAATTTCCTCAGCTGCTATGATTTTATGATTTGTGTTATCCTGTTTTAAGAAGGTATAATTTGTCATTTTAGCATTACCTTCACAGAACTTCTTAACTTCATTGGCCATATCCATTGCAGTTGTAACCGGTACATTTTGTGCAATATGATTAACTTGGCGAGAAGATTCAATTTCAAAGTCTAAAGGTAATCCCATCAGATGTAACATTTCTCTAACATTAAGATAACGATTTTCTACAGGGTGGACACCATTAAACATGTTACGACCAATTAAGGCAGAGAACGAATCATGGAAGAAGTGAGGAGAAGCATCCCAATAACCAAGACCTTGGCTTACCTTATTCTTTTGATGCTCTAACATATCAATAAATGTTTTGGTTGACTTCTTATTTGAAAAACCTTCTTTTGGATATTTCTCTCTTAGCCATTCAATACACTCATCAAGTAATTCATGTTTATCAAGGTATTGTGCAATAGTACCTTTCTTAAATTTAGCAGAAAATTCAGCATGTGTCAAGCCTTCCCTTTCTAAAACAAACTCATAAGGTCTAAAATGTTCGGACACTTTACCAGGAACCATAAACATGTCCTGTTGAGTAGCATCCTCTGGAATTTCGTTAAGATAATCAATAAGTTTTTTCTTTTCTCTAAACTTCCATTCCAACATTGGAACTGTTGGTGTGTTCCAGAAGAAATAGAAAGTACGCATTCTTCTCTGTGGAATACCATGTAATTCAGTATTGGTTTTAATTAGAGAAAAACTATATCCATGCTTTTCTGCAATTTCCCTAAGTCTCTGTACTACACCCTCTCCCATCTTAGTAAAAAGACCAGGTGCATTTTCGCCCCAGAGAACTTTAGGCTTTACGTGTTCCAAGATGTATTCGGATGAATCATACATCCATTTATTTTGAACTGCATCAGATCCCCTAGAGGCGGCAGATCCACTTGCAGAATTTAAAAGAGATAATCCTGCGCAAGGGCAAACACTATTAACATAATCTACACCTTCAAAAGTTTCCCCAGGAATTTCTAAATCTTCATGGTCCAATCTATACATTGGAACATCTGGCCAATATTTTTCAATATGGCTTTCGTTTGCAGCAAAGGCATCGTAACTTAAATGAAATGATGGCTGATTTCCTGTGGATTTGCTACAGCCTATAGCACTACCACCGATAAGCGGTATGATTGTTCCCCATTTTATTTCTTTACTCATATTTAATCGTTTTATTTTGAATCAAGACCGATAAGAGATCCAGCCTTACTTGGATTATCATCCCAGTCTTCTTTATACATAATTACTAGGTTCATATATAGCCATCCATGATATTCCTTTGGTATTACACTACGCAATGTGCTTTTAAGATTACCTTCTAATGTATGACAGTGGATCAGTCCCTTATCGGTAAATTTCTTTATCCAATATTCTTTAGGCCTACAGTTAATATGATCAGTTCCACCTTGACCTACATTAGCAGCGGTCCATATTAATGTACCACCCGGTTCCAATGTTTCATATACTTTATCAACCATTGCTTGCGAATACTTGGGTTCTAAATGTTCCGCAACCTCAAGAGAGATAACTACATCTGATTTGTCATGAACGTCCAATAAACTTTTATGAATTACATGAGGTATTTCTTTTGCCCTAGGGTCTAATTCATATCCTATAGCATCAACACCGAGGTTAATGAGTTCATGAACATAGATACCAGGACCACAACCTAAATCAATTACTCTATTAGGATTAAGGCATCCTTTAATCCATTTAGCAAGAATTTTTGCTTGAGGTAATTCTCTAGATTCAATAGATGCATAATCTGCATTGAACGTATACTCTGACATTCTATTATATTTTAACTTTTTCTATTTCAAGATCCTCCATGAATGTTAAAGGATCAATTGTACCTTCGGCAATTTCATTTTCAAGATATACAATAGTTTCTTTAATTGTATCTCTAATATCCTTTTTAGGTTCCCATCCCATAGATTTAGCTTTAGAGATATCTCCACGAATATTTAATGCTTCACCTGCAATAGGATCATAATGGTCAAAAGGCACTTCACCAACTCCCATAATATCACCAATCATATTTTTAAGTTCCATTAGGTTAGTCATTTTACCCGTACCTAAGTTAAATGTTTGGTTTGCGGTATTCTCATTTTCCATACAGAGAATATGGAATGCATTAACATCGGATACATCAATGTAATCACGAGCTTTCATATAATCACCGAACACGATAGGATTATGACCCCCTTTAATTCTTAGGATAAATCCGGCAAATACAGGAGGGATCGTTCTATTGTAATCTTGAAGAGGGCCAGCAACATTAAAGTATCTTAATGCCGTATAATTAAGGCCTTTTGTTCTTTGGTAAGATTCTGCCAACAGTGCAAGACATGCTTTAGTTGTTGAATAAACAGTAGTAGGATCGGACTGTGTTTCATTAAACCCAGCTTCAGGCATTTCACAATTTTCATAAACAGCAGAAGTTTCACTGAAGATGATTCTCTTAACCCCAGCCTTAACACAGCCATTCATTACATTAATACTTCCTAAGATATTGTTGTCAACTGCTTCATAAGGGTCTTCGTTACAGTCATAAATTGAAACAAGACCAGCAAAATGATAAACATAATCAGGTTTAAATTCCTCGATAATATTTTCTACATACTGATTGCGAATATCTACCTTATGAAAGTTTTCAATTTGGTCATGTACCTGAGGTAAATAAGTACCGTGCGAAAGATTATCAATCACGGCTATACATTTTGGATTATGACCTCGGTTAAGGAGATCATTAATAAAATTAGTTCCTACAAAACCAGCACCGCCGGTGATTAGGATTTTAGTTTCTGAATTATACATTTGCAGTTTCTATTTGATTTACACGATTATAGGCTTCCCAGATTTTATTATCTACATGTTCTCCGGTATAATAAGAATCCTTTAAATACTTTTCTTGGAGATTGTAGAATAGCTTCTTATAATGCTCTGGGTTGGCATTTAAGAATTCAATTTTCTTTTTCAGATCCTCTGGTGATTTACATCTGATGAAATGCCCTTCAGGGAATACATTAAATTCAGTATCATAGGATGGATGCAAGAAAGGTATAATACCATAGTGCAACATTTCGGCATACTTAGAAGTGACCATTCCTTCTTTAATAGGAACACAGAAAGTATACTTGGTTGCAAGTAATTCTTCGGTCATGGTTTCAATACGGCGTTCTCCTTTAAACCAATCAGGATATTTTTCCTTAAGTTCATCATCCCATTTACCATAAATGTCTGTTTGGATTCCATTCTCTACAATGTAATCACGAACAGGATCCCAACGGTCCATTCCACCTGAACCCTTCCCTTGGTTCTGAAGCATCATAAATGAATTAGTCTTCTTCATAGCAAAGAGCTCATCAATATCATAACGCTTTTTATCTAAAAGGAACACCGTTTCAATTCCGGAATATTCAAAAGTAGAGTGAATTTTTGCAGTCTCTCTAGTAGGAGGATTGCAGAAATACTCTTCATCCAATTCAAAATTATTCTGGGCCAAGTAATATGTAGGTCTGTTATGGGCAGTGTAATCCTTACATGAAAGTACATAACGGTTGTCTACCAATAATCCTACAATAGGAGTCTTAGGCATTTCATTCATTGCCTTAATGATAGGAGCCGCATAATACTTAAAAAAGTCCAATGTTTTAACTGTACCTGAACCATCAACCTTATTGATAAAGTTTTCAATATTAACAGTACTTGTTGGACCTGTGTAAAAGAATACAAAATCTAATCCTAAACCTTTAATCGTTTCAACTGCTTCATCGGTTGATTTACGATCATTCATAGTTGAATGGAATTCCTTAATGTTTGTAGGAATTTCATTTTCTTTAGTTGGAGGTGGACCAAATAGAGAATTAACTTTAGGCTTTTGTTTAGCCCTAACCTTTCCTAAGTCATTTGGGCTAAGAAGCCAATATTCAACATTAGGGTTTCTGTTGGCAATTGCACTGATCAACTGCTTAGGTTCACAGTCTCCACCAATAGCATTCCAACTGTTTTCATTAAACTTAATGGCTTTACCTAATTTAAAAAAGCCAATCTTTTTTACGTTTTCTTTCATATTAACAACTTTGAATGATATCTTCTATTACTTGTTTATCTTGTTCATATGTTAAGTCATACCAACATATGTCTAATTCTTCAAATTTAAGATTACTCATGGAATTGATCAAATGAGTAATTTCATATTCATTTCTATTTGATAATTTAATACTACTCAAATTATCAAATGCCTCTTTTGCAAATATCATATAACCACAAAAGTATCTTCCGTTTACAACACCATGCGGTTTTTCAATAACCACATCCTCTAAGATAGTTGCAAGTTGAAGGTTCCTTGCACGAGTTTGATAATCTTTATATGTAACAACAGAGGTATTAGGATCATGATATTCTAAACCAATATTTCCTTGGTAATAATTATCACCAAAGAGACATAAGAAAGGCTCATAAAATTTGCCTTCCCATGCTTTAATGGCAGCACCTGGTCCGTATTCATCATCCTTTTGGAATTCATAATAAATGTTTATCTTTTCCTTATACTTAGATAAACTTTCAATAATAGGATGAGACAGTTTTGTATTTCTGTTCTTAAAGAAGAAGTCAGATTTACTAATTGTAACATATGCATCCTCAATTCCATTTTCAATACAAAATTCAATACAGTATTGAACTGTTGACTTTCCTAAAATTGGATCTACTAATTTATTAGATCCATACCTGGTGGATTTACCTGCGGCTAAAATAATTGCCTTTCTTACTCTACTCATTTTGTATACTTAATTTCTAATTCATTGAATAATTCATGCCCTTTCTTAAGGAACATACCAGCCAATTCATATCTTTCATTTAATTCAAAAAACGGTACTGCCCCTAAAAGGTGGACTGCTAAGTAAAACTTCAGAAGATATTCATCATACCATTCATACATTATTTTTTCTGCTTCTTTACAAAACTTACTGTATTTTGGATTGTTGTTATTGTATATATGGGCCTCATATTCCATAGTAAAGGATTGCATTAGTTTACCAAAGTCATAGTAATCTTGTTCTTCGGTTCCTCTTGGATCAATAAAGATAAAATCTTTATCATATAGAATATTACTTACGGTTAGATCACCATGAACAAAACCCCACTTGGATGCACCATCAAGATTTCCTTCATACTTATAACCAGTACGACCTTCCAACTTATCAAGATATGCTCTGGTATCTATATCTTTACCATACCCTTCAAATGAATTAACGATGTGAATAAGATCATCTAATTGTGATAGAGATTTTACCAGAGGCTGATTACATATTTGGTCATACCATGTTGGGTATCTTTTCATTTCAAAAGATGTATCTGAAATAGGTTTAACATCAATAAAATTAGGATGGTGGCAATTTACTAACCAATCCATTTGTTGTTTAAACTTTTCAGGATACACCCCCGCTTCCTTAATAACCTTATCTTCATGGAGATAAACCTTATCTCCACTGTTCCCTACTAAAATTTTACTAGTATGCATTTAATTCCAAGTTTACGTGCAAACATTTTATCTACCTCAGAATCCCCAACCATAAGATAGTCTTCTTTTTGGTATGAAGCTCTTAGCAAACTAAATATAGTTTCACCCATTTCAGGATGAGGTTTCTTTTTCTTTACATCATCTCTGGTAAAAATACCCCAAAACAGATCTTGATTAATTCCATGATATGCCATGATTTTATCAACATTTTCTCTGGATGAATTTGATGCAATGATACAATTTTCAAAAAGATTATTTTCAATAATATACAAAAGTAATTTATTTACCTTTGTCTTATGTATATTCTTTTCAAAAATTTCCTTTTTATATCTTTGAGCTAAAATAGATTCTTCTCTGGTTAGTTGGTACTTTTTTAATAAAACATCCATCCCATAATTAATATCGGCCATAACCGTCTCAATAGGGATATCTGTATTAAGTACTCTCTCCAATGCCTGTTTCCAGGAATCTGCGTGAGTATCAATAGTATCAACTAAAGTATCATCAAAATCTAGTATTAAGCACCTTTCCATATAATCAAACTGATTTATTATTATATAGAGGTTTTGAAAAAGGTTTCAAATAAATAGGACTTTATAAACTAAAAAAGGACCACTTTAATAGTGGCCCTCTTTAGGGTGTCTGGGCGTGTATTATTTACATGTTGTTTTTAGTCTCTTGAACATGTAGTCTTAATTCTTGTGCAAGATTTTTTACTTCTTGCATAGATTTACGAATTCTTACGGCTGCTGCCTTATTTCCTTTAACGTAAAACTTTTCTACATCTTCACCTACAGATTCGATGAGTGCTTTAATTTCTTCAAATTTTTCCATAATAGTTATTTTTTATTGTTTTTTTATATATTCTTTAGAATTTACCTTTTCTGTTTCTATAGAAACTTGTTAGCCTTGGGATATACATATACTTATGACCTTTATCTTTTATAGCTTTCATCATTCTATTAAACATATCAACATCAGCTGGGTTAGTTTTAGACATTGGTATTTTAGGAGCAGTGTTTGCCTGTTGAGATGCATCACGGTATCTTAAGTCACCACACATACTAGGTCTCCATGAAACAGCAGAATGACTAACATCGCCATGAGTATAGCCGAGGTTATTTGGTTCTATTGTTGTCGTATGGCGCTCTTCTCTGGGTTGATACATAAACTTTTTAGAAGAATTTGTGGCATCTACCTTTTTACGGCTTCTCGTAAATACATAAGCCAATTCAGGATATTGTGTATATGCTTTTGCCAAGAGCTCTAAATGATCAGGGCTCCACTTATCATCATGGTCTATTCTTACGATGTAATCACATCCATCATTCTTTGCCATTTGAAGGCCTTTATTCATAGCACCACATCCTGCAGTATATCTAAACTGTTGTTTTGAAAAACCTTTATTTCTTTCTCCTGGTGTAGATAGATTATGATATTTAAGTTTACCTTTTGGTATGACTTCATCCATCACTTTTTTAATTTCATCATCACCGTCATATTTATCACCTACCAAATAAACTACATAGTTATCATATTTTTGGTCTCTAATTGAACCTAAAGAATCTTTAAGTAAGTCAGGTGTATTCATAAACTTTTCTCTACCAGTTTGAGCACCGCCATCAGAAATTTTATGGGTAGGCATAACTATACCAAACTTAATCTTTTTATCAATTTCATTAGTTAAGTTTTTCTCTAAAAGAATTTCAAAATTAGGACCTACATGTTTTTCTAATAAAAGAAAATCTTCATATGATACTACATTCATTCGTTAAAGAATTTTTTTACTTCACCTATTACTCTATTTAGATCTTCATCATTCATACTTGAGCCTGAAGGTAAACATATACCACGATCAAATAGAGCATCAGCCGTTCCATTTATATATTTAGAATCCTCTGCGTATATAGGTTGCATATGCATAGGACACCAGATTCTTCTGGCTTCTATATTAGCTTTATTAAGATGTTCAATAAGATCTTCTGGTTTATACTCTTCCTTTAACAAGGCGCAGCTTAGCCACATATTGGATCTATCGGTTGGTCTCTCATTTTGAAATGTCATAAAATAACTTCCTAATTCTTCTTCATATCTTTGACGAATTTCCCTAGTCCTTTTTATCTTATCTTCTATTGATTCCATTTGACCTATTCCAATCGCAGCAAGAACATTACTCATACGATAATTATATCCTATCTGAGTGTGCCAATAGTAAGGCATTGGATCTTTTGCTTGAGTAGATAAAAATCTCATATGATCTGCCAAATCTTTATCATTAGTTACTATCATTCCACCACCTGATGTTGTTAGTAACTTATTACCATTGAATGAATATACTCCAATCTTACCAAATGTACCAGTATGCTTACCATTAAATTGAGAACCTAAACTTTCAGCTGCATCTTCAATGATAGGAATTTCATATGCATCTGCAATTCTTTTTATTGCATCCATTTGACAAGGTACCCCAAATATATGAACAGGTATAATAGCCTTTGGTTTTTCAGATAGTTTAAGTATAGCCTCCTCTAAAAGGAGTGGATTAAGGTTCCAATATATTGGATCAGAGTCAACATACACCGGGTTAGCACCAAGATATTTAATTGGGTTTACCGTACCTGCAAAAGTAAGAGAAGAACATATAACATTATCCCCTTCACTGATACCTAATGCACGTAATGCTAAATGTATTCCAGCCGTACCTGATGTTACTGCTACCGCGTACTTTGATCCTACATATTCTGCAACATATTCTTCAAACCTATTCAAGGCTGGTCCTACCGGTGCAATCCAATTTTGATCAAATGCCTCTTTTACATATTCAAGTTCAGTACCTGTCATGTGAGGTGGTGATAAGTAAATTCTTTTCATATTATTTTATTTTAGCAGGATTTCCGTATGCTTTTGAATTATCAGGTATGTCTCTAACCACAACCGAACCGGCTCCAATTACACAATTTTTTCCAATCGTAATACCAGGAATGATTACTGTACCAGCCCCAATAAAAGTACCTTCACCAATCTTTACGTTTCCACATAAGGTTGAGTTTGGTGCTATATGTACAAAATCTCCTATTACACAATCATGATCTATTGAAGCTGATGTATTTATAATTACATGATTTCCTATAATTACATTATTTTGTACTACACTACCGTAACCAAGAAAACAACCTTCCCCAATATTTTTTGCATTTTCATATGTACTAAATATAAATGTACTGTATTTAAATGAATTATTTTGTGCAATTAATTTTCGTGAGTCATTATCTCCAACTCCTATTATCCAAGAAAACGATTCATCAGCTAATTTATAATCATCATCATTATATAAACCACCTATTACCCAATGCTTTTTTGGATCTGATTTTAGATTTGATTTAATCATATTTGCATGACCACCTTTACCGTAAATGTTTATCATTACTCCTCTCTTTTAAATTCTGGTACAATACTCTTAACTAATAAAAGAATTTTATAAAAGTCATTTGATCTTAGTTTGGAAAGCTTTTCAATTTTTGGTATAAGATTATTAAAGTCATAATCTATATGTTTAAGTTTCATTATATTAGGATCATCAGTAGGAATAACATTTTCACCGTCGCATAGCAATTCTTCATAAAGCTTTTCCCCAGGCCTTAGCCCAATATATTCAATCTTGGCATCACTCTTAAAATACTTAATGAGATTTTTTGCCAAATCGTTAATCTTAACAGGTTCTCCCATGTCAAATAGAAACACCTCACCACCATTCCCTAATGAACTGGCCTGTAATACCAATTGACATGCCTCAGGAATAGTCATAAAATATCTTATTACTTCTTTATGAGTAACACTTATAGGTCCTCCTCTTTTTATCTGGGAAAGAAATGTTGGTATTACAGAACCTTCAGAACCTAAGACATTTCCAAACCTTGTAACTACATATGACGTAGGATATTTCTCTTCAAGGAACTGGGTATATAGTTCTGCTATTCTTTTAGTTGCACCCATAATGTTAGTAGGATTCACCGCCTTATCAGTTGATACCATTACAAATTTATCAACCTCATTCATACTTGATATATTAGCAACATTCATGGTTCCTAATACATTAGTTTTAACTGCCTCTATAGGATTAAGTTCCATCATAGGTACGTGTTTATATGCAGCAGCATGAAAAACTACATTAGGTTTAAATGAATCAAAAATTTCTTCAAGTCTATACTTATCCCTAACGTCACCTATTACATATTTAACGTGTGATTTTGGATAAGTTCTAGAAATTTCCTGCTCCAGGTGAAATACTGATGCTTCTGCATTATCATAAACAACAACGCTTGATGCTTCAAAATTTAAAAGCTGTCTTACTATTTCACTCCCTATTGAACCAGCCCCACCAGTAACAATAATTCTTTTACCCTTTATGTAATCTTGGATTGTATTAGGATCCGTTTTAATAGGATTTCTACCAAGTAATATATTATAGTCTAGCTCCAAAGTCTTTAAACTTTAAAATGTTATTAGTGTTTTCTAAAAGGCCCTTTCCTACTAGGTTATTAATTAAAGAAAGCTGAGATTTCATAATTCTTCTTTGTGCTTCTTTATAAGATATAAACCCAGCCCAATCAATTTCTTCAACTTGTAATTGTGATTTAGGAACCTTTAAGTCTTTAAGTCCAATTTGAGATAAACTGTTAATTTTAACAATGTAGTAATATACAATTTTGTTATATTCTTGTTTTCTTGAGGTTACTGCAAATGTATATTCAGTTGGGTCAATTAAAGAACGAGGAACCTTAATTCCAATTTCTTCATAAGTTTCTCTTATAGCTGCATCCAGGCGGGACTCACCTTTTTCAATACCACCTTTAGGTATTCCATAAGAACCATACCAACCGCGACCAGTTGTATGTCCTAATAGAACCATGCCATTATAGATTATAGCAAGACCTGCAGATTGTTTCTGTTTCATATATTATTTATTTGAGACACAATCCACTCTAATTCAATTTGACTATCGGCATCAGATATTGCATTTTGTGGATCTGGGTGTGTTTCAATAAATACGCCATCATAATCAAAGATATGAGCAGCCAAAGCATATTTTTTTGCTAACTCCCTGTCGCCTCCGGTGGTTTCCCCTTTAGGTTTCTGTGTTGAATGAGTACAGTCTAAAAAGACACCATCACTAAATGATTTCATTATATCAACTGCTCTAAAATCAGGTAACAGACCACTATAACCAAACGAAGTACCTCTTTCGGTTATGTATACTTTGCATTCTGGGTTAACTTCTTTAATCTTATTGACTACATGTTCCATTGCCTGTGGTGCTAACCATTGCCCTTTCTTTACATTAATTTTCCTGAACCATTTTGCACACGCTATAATTAAGTCAGTCTGTCTACAAAGAAAGGCAGGTATCTGTATCATATCAATATACCCACTAAGTTTTTCTGCTTGCCAAGGTTCATGTATATCTGTAACCAGTTTTACACCTGGGTAGGTTTCTTTAATCCATGCAAAAATAGCTAAGCCTTTATGTATACCTGGACCTCGCTCAGAGTGTATAGATGTTCTATTTGCTTTATCAAAAGATCCTTTAAAATACCACTCAGTTCTCTCCATTAAAGGAACTAAAACATCAAGTACCTCTTTACAGTTTTCTTTACTTTCTAAGGAACATGGTCCTAAAATATACTTATCCATAATTCTGTGTATTTAATTTTGGGAAGGGTTCACTAGGAATTTCTACCTTTAAAAAATCGCATAAAGGCTTCCATCCTAAACCATCTGAAATGTTATACTCCATGAAATGATTATCTTTAAACATTTCTCTAACCTTTTGATTTCTGTCATTAAACCAATTGACCCAAACTGATTTATTTTTTACCATTCCGCCAAAGTCTGGTTCAATTAAATTTGTTATTTCTTCACTAGTGTATTCTTTATCATATACATAAGAAAACTCATCGGCATATAAAGTACCTAACTGTACGTGATCAAATTTGCCAGGTACATTTCTATTTTCTTTAAAAAACTTATATGCGCTATAATGCCATTCATCTGCATTTCTCGTTGTTAAGACATAAGAATATTCTTTAAGATCTTTAAGTAATTCTAAAGATCCCATAGTAACCCAAGGAAAATCATCAAAGGTAGAAAAAGGATTAATAAAATTATCCAGCGAAATTTTTCTTTTGGCTATAGGATTATTTCTATCTACTGCATAATATGCATAGGAATGCATAACAGAATTCATTGGTGTATCACATGTTTGATGATTACCTCCAATAAGTTTGTTAAGAGCTATTCCTACTGAGGTTGTACCTGTTTTCCAAGTACCTATACAAAATACTTTTTTATCCATCGCAACTTAAACATTCAGGATCCATTGCAGTTGCTGCAATATCACCACGTAATACAGATTCAGTTCTCATATAGTAAAGGGTCTTAATTCCTTGCTTCCATGCTTCTATATGAACTTGGTTAATCCATTTAGGAGTAGCTTCTTTAGGAAATGCAAGATTTAAAGAAACTGCTTGATCAACATACTGTTGGCGAATACCTGCTTGTTTTACTAATTCCAATTGATTGATTTCTTTAAAGGTTTTAAACACATCTTTAAAAGGAGTGGCTTCTTCAAACTCTGGTACATTTTTACATTTCATTAACTCTCCTCTAACGAAACACCAATCTTCTAAAAACTTAAGATCTTGTACAGATCCGCCATCAGCCAATATCTTATCCCATACCTTTTTATTATCATGTCCAATTTCTTTTAGGTATTTTTCAAGAATTGGATTTTTTCTAATAAAGGTACCTTTAGCAGATTGATCAGTATAAATGTTAGCAGGGACCGGTTCAATACCTGCAGAAATACCACCTGCCAATTTTGAATTGGATACGGTAGGAGCAATTGCCCTTAAATGCGAATTTCTAAAACCAGTATCTCTACACCAAAGAGGTTCTCCGTAAGCTTCAGCCAAAGCTCGGCTTGCCCTTTCACTTTCAATTTTGATTTGAGAGAAAATGTTTCTTGTTTCAAATTGAGCCTGTAATCCTTCAAATGCAATTCCTCTTTGTTGTAAATATGTATGCCATCCTAAAACACCTAAACCTAACGCTCTTCCTTTTTCGGCAGTTCTAACGGCATTTTCCATACCTCTCATAAACTTAGCCTTTTGAATAAATTCTTCTAAGACACCGTCCAAAAACCAAGTAGCATCATAAATAAGATTTGTGTTTTTCCACTCATCATATTTTGAAAGGTTAAGAGAAGATAAGCAACATACAAAAGAATGGTTTTCATCACTATGTAAAGTAATTTCGGAACATATATTAGTCATAAAAACCTTAAGACCATTTTTCTTATATGCTTCAGGGTTTTGTTTATTTACATTACCTCTATACATAATGTAAGGTTGACCAGTCTGCCTTCTTTTTTGAAGAACGGCGGAATATCTACGACGTGCTTCTCTATCGCCTTCCTCAATTCTTCTCATAAACTTATCGGAAATGATAACACACTGATTCATATTTAAACATTGGCGATTAATGTCCCCTTTAGGTTCTCTAATTTCCAACCATTCCCAAAAATCACCATGCTCAATGTTTAAGTTAGTACTTGCAGCCCCTCTTCTTACGGCACCTTGGTTGGTGGCAAGAATAGTAGAATCGTTAATCTTAATAAAAGGAACAACGCCATCACTTGTTCCATTATCGGTAATATTAGAACCGGCAGGTCGAATCTGATTATGACAGATACCTACACCACCTCCATGTTTTGCCAATAACATCAGTTCCCAGTTCTTATTACCAATATCATTAATTGAGTCGGCAACATCAATACCAAAACAACTAATAGGCAACCCTCTCTCGGTACCTGTGTTGCTAAGAACTGGAGTAGCCAAGTTTAACCATCCTTTCCAAATGTACTTAAAAAACTTTTCTGCTAATTCAGGTCTTTTAAGTCTGTTGGCAACGGTAGTTGATACTCGCCAATATGCATCTCTAGGGGTTTCATTTGCTAAACAATACCCTTTTGATATTGTCTTTAGGTATACTTCAGTATTACCCCATTCTGGGTAATCAACCCCGCACTCCCAACCTAATTCTTTTTCTAATTGTTCTACTGTCATTATTAATTTCTTTAAATCTTACCAAATATCATCCCAGTCGTCACCTTCACCAGCCTTTGCATAATCCGTAGGTCTAATTGCAAAAAAGTCAGTGTGGGTGTGACCTCCTGTAAGGTGATAAAACCAATCCAAGTTATTTGCAGAATCATGATCATATTCAAATAATGATTCATATCCTAACTCTTCAAGTTTTTCATTTGTTCTTCTATGAATAAAGTTCTTAAGATCATATGCAGTAAGATTTTCTAAGTCACCTTGTTCAAAGATCTTATCAATGTATTTATGTTCCATCTGAACTATAAAGGATGCAGCTTCTTCGATAGAGCCACGAGCCTCTTCTTTTAATTCAGGATACTCCTCACACATATGGCGGAATAAGCGACAACCCATTTTAGAATGAAGCGATTCATCTCTTACAGACCATTTCATTTGCTGACCAATTCCTTTAAGAAGGTTTCTCATTTGAAAACTATATAAGACGGCAAAAGAACTGTAAAGGGATACGCCTTCAGCAAAAGCCGAGAATATAGCAAGAGATCTTGCAACTTCTTTCCTGGCTTCTGGGTTTGTTTTTAAATCCTCCGGTGTCCAATCAGCAGTTGTTTCCATTAAGAATTCAAAACGATCTGCGATTGATGGCTCATGTAAGAATGCTTCAAAATCTTCAAGGCCTAATGTTTCATTAAGATATGAATACGCAGTGGCATGGATAGTTTCCTGAGAACCGAACATCATTGCCATTTGCTTAATTTCATGTTTAGGAAACCATTTTGTTACCATCCCAGTCCAATAGTCTGATACTGCACATTCTGTTTGAGCAAAACCAAGTAAAATATTTCCAACCAAATTCCTTTCTGATTCATCTAAATGTTCATTCCAATCTTTAAGATCACTCTGCATTGGAATTTCTGTATGAAGCCAAAAGGCCTGTGCCTGAGGAAGCCAACCTTCTAGGTAATATTCTGGATATTCAAATGGCTTGTAGGCAATACGGTCTGAAAATAATTTACTCATCTTATATTTTGATATTTTTTGACTAAATATGCAACCTAAGTTGCACATTCATATTTAATTGTTGTTTATTTATTTTTGTAGGTTTATGAACAGAAAGATTTTAGTTCTCATTTTTTAACTCCTTTTCCATCTCATATGCCTTTTGTTGAAGATCAAAAGATTTTTTCTTATACTCTCGTCGTTGGGAATAAAGACGAGTAAGAACATCTTTAAGAATTGATCTTTCAGTTGAATAAATTGCACCCGTGACAGATACAATTTTATCATTGCCTTTTTCGTTTTCACGTTTATCAGGATCAACCTTCTTAATAAAACTTTCAGGAGAAATATTCATTTGCCTCATAACTGATGGGTATAGAGAAGCAAAGTCAAATGCGGCAACAGCATTATGCATACCTGTGATTGGTTCTTTTACAAAGGCTCCTTCAAATTGTTCTCTTTTAGAAGGCGGTGATTTTGGATCTGATGCCATCACAAGATTCTTACCTAAGAATTCTCTACATAAAAGAGCTTCAGTAATTGCAACCGGTGATGCGGCTTTAAAGATACTGATTTGACTCATGTGAGCAATGGTTAATGCAATATCCATTGTCTTAATCTTTTGGTGAATGAGATAGACCAATGCAGTATCAATTGCATTATAGAAAACATACTTAGGATAATCCTTTTCATACATATCCTGAATAGTACCTTCATACTTAACCTTCTTAATGCCTACTACGGCTTCACCTACCGTATCAAGTTTAAAGTCTTCTTTAATATCTACGGTCCTGTCCCACTTGGCATAAATATCTAAATAATCCATTACTCCTACATGGCATGGGAATTCATCACGACCGAATGTCCTTCCTAGCGGAGAAGCAATACCTGGATCAATGCCTAATTTTTTACAGCGGTTAACAATGTATTGCCAGTCAAATTTTACATAGTTCCAACCGGTCATCATAGGAAACTTCTTAACGAAAGAATCCATAAAGGTGTACATCATATCATATTCAGACTTAAAGCATTTAAAGATAAACGAGAACTCATCGTCAATATCTTTAAAATGTTCATCAATCTGTTTTTGAATTTTTGATTGTGTTGGTTTATCTAAATCCTTTGTTGCCAAAACAATACATTGTCTCTCTGAGGTTACAACACATATTGTTGTTACTGGGTTTTCTGCTTTACTTGGTTCAGGAAACGAATCGGTTACCTCAACTTCAATATCAACAAAAAATGTTTTAGGAAAGTCATAACCAAAGATTGTATTCTTGTCCGTGAAAGGCAAGTTCTCTACATATTCAATCAGACGATACTTATTAAGAAACTTAGATTTAACCTTCTTTACAGAACGGCCATCCCAGTTTTTCATTTTCTTACTAGCACCTTCATCATTAGGATCACATACTTGCCAATTAAACATATCGTGAGGCTGTAATTCATAGGTCATAAAATCGGTCTTACCGTTCATATTGTAATATGAGACCCATAAAGTACGGTCTTCTTGTGTAATGTCTAAAAGCATATTTTATTTTTATATGTAAGGATTAGTAATTGTTTTTTTGACGATTCCAATTCTCTTCATTCTTTGAGAGATAGTAATTATAAAACTCGGATGGAGTTACACCGATTGCCAAACCTGCATTAAATACAAAATGCATTACATCAATCCATTCCATTTTGAGTTCCTTAAGATCTCCTGGAGTAAGATCTGACAATTTTTGTTTTCTAATTTCAGGATTAGCAGATTTCCAAGGTTTCCATGCAGCATTACCTACACCGTCTTCAATGCCACCTACTGCATCCATCATTTCATGGAGTTCATCAATAATTGCATGATTAGTAACCATAAGAAAATCAATAACATCACCGATAGTAAAATCGGAAAAAGGTTTACGACCTTGTTTCTTAAAGTACATGTTTTGAGTTTCTGCTTGTAGTGAATAGAGATCCTCTAATGAATTTTTAGAATGCTCGTAACCGTTCTCTGCAAAGTAATCTCGTACTTCTAAATCTTTACATTGATTATCTATGTTAGCCATATTTTGATTTATTTTTTATATGGCTACATCTCATAATAGTTTACATGTATGCAGTAGGATTTGGGAGACCACTATAATGATCCCAAAGATTTTCTTCATTCCATTTAGGGTCATACCAAAACATTCTGCCGTTCTTATCTTTCTTTCTGGACATACTAGGATTTCCATAGCATCTCATAAACTTACGGAAAGGTTCTGGGTCACTATCAAAAGGGCTTTCCCAATCTTTAAGTTGGCCGCCGCCCAATGCATATGCTTGTAGTGGAATATCTCTACATAGAGAAAAAATACCCGGTTCCTTTTTTATGACTTCTCTTGCTTCTTCAAAGGGATTAATATGAGGGAGGCGGTATAAGATTTCCGCTCTCAAGTAATTTCCAATACCATTGAAGTAAGACTGATTCATTAAGACAGTATGAATAGGATGGTTAAACGCAGACTTATCTAAGTTTTCTAATACATGGTCAATAAACTCTTCATATTCTGTTGTAGGATCTGGTCCACGGTTAACTGACCAACCATCAACCCATTTCCATTTGCCAAACCTTCTTACATCAACAAATGATAAGGTGGTGCCATCCTTTTCAATAAACATTAAGTGAGAGTGTTTTTTCTCTCTGCTTGTATTTGTATGAACAAAATGACCGCTCATACCCATTGTCATTAGTAGGTACCTCTTTTGATCCGAATCGTTATCAGCAAGAGTAAGCATAAGTTCTTTACCTCTGCTCTCTGCTGAGATCTTAAAGAACTTAAAGGGTGCTTTAATATCTTGCCCTTTATGAACAGGATTCTTTACAATGTTGATAAATTTCAAACCATTTGCCGACTTATTGATATAATCGGCAGTCAATCTAAGTTCTGCTAATTCTGGCATATCTTAACAATTAAATCCTTTAATATGAATATCTAAGGAGGTTAGTAATTCAGGAGTACGAACACCGCTTCGGCAAACAGAATCCAATGTCTTTTGTTCAGTCTTCAGTATCCATGCAATTTTCATATTATCTACAAGTATGTGATAAATGTTTTCAATCGTAATGTCTTTAAGATCATATAGCATTTTTGCTATCTGGGAAACAGGAACAATGTGTTCTTGGTGGAAGATGCCTTTTTGTCTACCGATATCTTGGAGGCCTCTTTTATGAAGTTGCTCTTTCCATCTTGTCCACATCAGTCTATCTTCTGGATCTGAAAGACCTTTTTTCTTTACCTCATCCAATGCACCCAATGAATACATGAAAGGAATACCATGTTCCTTAGGGTTGGCAGATGAAAATCGGATGATCCTAGTTATAGTATACTTAATATCTTTATCCTGCGGATTAGCCGAAGCCCATTCTAATAAGGGCTTCAGCGTCTCGGCATAAAGTTTTAGTTTTGGTATCATCCTTTCATCAGCTTAAGGGCATTACGAATATTACCATTGACAGCCTGAACAGTCAGACCAAGTTCTTTGGCAATTTCAGAGGTTTTCATTTCCTCGTCATATCCGATACCGAATTTCATTTTGATGATTTCCTGTTGCTTAGGTTTAAGCTTACCGAGAAGATTTTTGATCTTATGATCAAGGTGAGACTCTTCGAATTTTTTATCCACCTGAGGAATGTAAGAACCTTGGTAGGCAGTATCCAATTGGCTTACCTTAGGTGCCTCTTCAGTAAGATGAGTGCGGTGAGCAGGTACGCGGATGGTACGACTTTTGTTGTTAAGTGCCTGGCGGATAGTAGCCTTGATCCATTGGGCAGCATAGGTAGAGAATTTACCTTTTGAAGAATCGAACTTGTCGCGAGCAGTACAGAGACCGATGGTACCTTCATGGACCAAATCTTCGAGGGACAGACCCATACCTTGGTATTTCTTAGCGAGGTGGACCACCAATCGGAGGTTACCCAGAACGAGATCATCGGAGTTTTTGTATTGACCGATTTGTTTGTAGAATGTTGTATCCATATTTCCGTTTAGTTTTGTATATTATAAATATAATACAAATTTTTGGGAATAAAAAATTTTTCACCAACTTTTTTCTCTAAAAATGAAAAAAGTTATTAACAATTTGCAAGCATAAAAAAGGTGGCCTCGGTTCTGAAATACTTATCGTATCCAGTGGAGGCCACCTATAAGTCAGGATGCTATTTACTGATTGATTATTGTAGTAGTAAAAGTTTGCTGTAAGCATCCTTTGTATATTTCACAGGATAAGGGTTTTTCTAATTTGCTGAAAGAAAATGTTTGCGGAACTTATCCTTTATTATTTATATGCAATTATGTTACATTGTTTCGGTTTCTATATTCATTTTCCCAATCATTTCTAAACCTAGCAAATTCATTAAGTGTAAACTCTTTTAATGCATCCAACATAATGTGCTTTTTAGAATTCTTTTCTATGTATTCTTCAACTGTACATATTACTTTAGCAGGAGAACCAACAGCAACAGAATTAGATGAGATGTCTTTAGTTACGATACTACCAGCACCGATAATTACATTATCTCCTATTGTTACACCGGGCATAACAATCGCATTTAGTCCTAAAAATACGCCATTCCCTATCACAACTTTCTTAACTACAATTTTACCTATAATAGGTTCTAATGAAGCATCATGTGCAATAATCCATGAACCCATAGATGAAGTAAACCTTTCACCTATATCTATAGCATTAGGTACTAAAGCGTCTACGTTGGTATTATCTATTTTATACCCTTCTCTAGTATCTTGAAACTTAGGATGATCAAATACTCTCATAACTGATTTGATTGTATCTTTCTTTACCAATCGTTTCCATCATAATAGATTGTGGATTCATTTCAGCACCGCCTAACAAAGAGGTCATAATAGATGGAGAGAATCCACTAATAAGGGCGGTTCCTCGCTCATCAAATCTAACTGGTACATTTCCATTTCTGGATTGGATGTTCCAGTATACAATGTTTGGTACCTGATAACCTGCATCGGCAAACATTTTTTCTACCATCTCTTGTGCAGTAGGATTCCAGGTATCTCTACTCTGTTCCCCCCAACCAAATACTTCTTCTCGTTGATTTGTTGCCTGGTCAAATTCCATATCAGAAAGAATAAGAATTTGCGTAGGCATATCTTCTTGTGAAATGTTATGCTTAACCGCCTGGTCTAGGATAAGCTTATATGCTTTTTCTAGATTTGTACTCATACCCCAATCTGCACGTTGCATTTGACGGAAGCGGTCCTTAAGACTTCCTGTTAAGTGTTGCAGTTCTGGGTTACTTGAGAAGGTGAGAAAATGATCCCTAAAAGGGCCTTCATTTCTCTCGCTAATATACAATCCTAAAGAAATTGCCACATCCATACAGGTGAGATTACCGCCGCATCCGGTGCCCATAGACCAACTCACATCAACTAAAGGAAGAATCTTTTCAGTATTACCTTCTAGGAAATTTGGGAGAGCCTTCCATTGTTCCTCGGCTGCATCGTTTTTGTATAAAGCCTTGGTTACATCATATGGATAGATTGCACCGGTGTTAATTTTGGCTTCACCTTTCTTAAGGCTCTGTACATACTTACTAAATGAATCTTGTGCATTCTTAGTAAAGGCCATTCCGTAGCGAGACATAGCCAAAGATGGCACATGTTCAAAGTTAATCTTCTCCCATTCTTTTGCACACATTTGTGTTTCTACAACATTAGTGAGACCTACCAAAAGCTTACGGTATTGCTTAGGGGAAAGATTTAAGAAGTTACGGATCTTGGCAGCAAAGGTACCTTTACGGGGCATCCACTTTGCACAGAGTGCATCACCGCGCTCTAAGGCAGTAGTAATCATAGCCAATGCGTATTCTTCAGCATCAGTATTTTCAAAAACTTTTAGATCATCCCATCTTCCGTATTCAGGAATGAGTGCCATAAGATCAGCAAACCCAGCAGGATCCTTATCTACAAGATAAGCCATTGCTGTTCTAAAGAACCTACGTTCACCTGCACCACCTCGGACATCGCGAGCCCAAAACAAGATCTTAAGACACACAGTAGGATCTTCAGCCCATGCTTTAGATACAAGGGCAATGATATCGGATTCATCGGCATTACGCATAGCACCTGCCTTAAAGAACAGGTCAACATTAGCATTAAGTGATGTAGTATTTGTACTCATACCGTTTTCGGTAGTAGTACCTTTTACCTTAAGTGCAGTCATAAGATCCATAAACCAATAGTTTAGTTATTATACGGAGTTGATTAGTGTTTGTTTACAGTAATAATAAAATATTAGGCAAGAAACTGAAAGTATGTAGATCACCTTTATTCTTGCTCTGATTTAAGTAGTTCTATCCACTTAATGGCACGGGAACATAATTCATATTCTTCAGCATCCTCTACTCTACCAATGTTAAGTTCCAAAGCTTCCATGTAGTCTTTTCTTTTTACTGTGATATCCATATCAAGACTACTTAGGATACCTAATGCAATTACATCAGCACCTTCATCAAGACCATCACAGACTGCTTGGACAATAGCCAATGAAATTTCAGTGGCTTTTAGCTTTGCCTCTTCTTCAAGTTCTTCTAAGTTATTTGCTTCAAATTCTAGCATTGACACCTTTTTTAATTTCTAAACATACATGACATCTTTCATATTCTTCATCGTCCTGAAAAATTTGAATCATATTATCTAACATTAAATTTGTTTGTTCCAACGAAACAGACTTTGCTTTGATTAGTACCACAACGGCAGAGATCGCATCAGGAATATCCAAAGACTCAAAGTCTTGGTAAAATTTCTCGGCCTGTTCCTTAGCCCATTTTCTATGATCATCTTTCATATCAGCCATTGCATACATTTGCGCTATTTCATCCATTTCAATACCATGATCTTCTGGATCAAATCCATCATCAGGGTTAGTGTTAAACCAATCTTCCATATTATGTTATTTGATTATTTATTTCAAATATAACAAAACTAAAAAAGATCTGAAAGAAAATCCAGATCTTTTTACATAAAAAATTATATGGTTAATTAAAGTATTTAAGTAGAGCCAATGCCATTCCAAATAGTACTTGTACAACGAGCCAAACCGTAATTGCTTGTGTTTTGAATGTTTTCAGTTCTTGTACATCTTTAATAGTTTCTTTTAACTGGGTTGGGGAGGCAATTTCATCAACTTCCTTTTTCCATCTCCAAACTTCTTTAGAAAAATCTTCCTTAGCCTTAAGCTCAGTTATTTCCCTCTTAAGACCTTGAATCTCTTCATTAAGTTTAATAATACCTTCATTAAGTCTCTCCAATTCTGCAATGACTAATTTAGAATATTCATTCCATCCGTTTTGATGATCATTTGCCATTTTTCTTACAAATAGTTTTTATTTCTTGTACTTTTTGCTCATCTGTTAGATCATCATTATATATCACCTTCTTAACAGCGTGCATGCACGCCTTCAGATTAATATCTCTATCTGACAGTGATTCAGCCAAGTCTTTAAGTTGACTTATACAAGATGGTTTTTCCATGAACATTTATAAATTATGATTTATTTATTTCTTTTACCACCACAGGTTTCTCTTCATTTTTTGCCTGATTCCACATTCTCTTAATTATATTTCTCTTTTTATTAAGAGATTCCTTTGGGGTTTGAACTTTTTTATTACATCCACACATATTTACCATTTGTTTTTTGGGCAAGCTTCTGTTGACCATTGCGTTTTTTTGTTAACATAACACCCACACACACAACATTTTTTTCCACATAGATCACTACACGAATTACATATACTTAATCTGGAGTTTTGAACTTCAGTAGAAACCCGGTCACCCCAGATTAAGTATTTTACTAATGCCTTTATGAATCTATATATAGTTTTCATTATGGTGCATTCCATGCAGGTACCCAATATGTGGCTCCACTAATTACCACGAGTACCCATCCTACTGGCAGTAGTCCTGCATCATCTGGTACAAATCCATTGAATCCATTTCTACCACCGATAGATCCTGTATAGGTAAATGAGTGGGCATGCCCAGCACCTTGGTAACCTTGATAACCTTGGTAACCTTGAGCACCTTGTCTACCTTGGTAACCTTGGTAACCTTGGTAACCTTGTCTACCTTGGTAACCTTGAGCACCAGTGGCACCAGTATAACCTTGAGAACCACCTGCACCAGTAGCACCTTGGAAACCTGTTAATCCTTGAGAACCCGAATAGCCTCGCTTACCTTGAGCACCAGTTGCACCAGTATAACCAGGATCACCTTGAACACCTTTAAATCCAGTAGCACCTTGATAACCTTGAGCACCACCTGATCCAACAGTACCAGTAGAACCTTGGAATCCAGCTCTACCACCTACACCAGTAGAACCTTGGAAACCAGCTCTACCACCTACACCAGTAGAACCTTGGAAACCTTGAGCACCACCTGATCCAACAGTACCAGTAGAACCTTGGTAACCTCTAAATCCATCTATACCAGTTGATCCTTGGAATCCTTGATCTCCAGTTGAACCTTGGAATCCAGCTCTACCACCTACACCAGTAGAACCTTGATAACCTTGATAACCTTGCTCTCCAGTTGAACCTTGGAATCCTTGATCTCCAGTTGAACCTTGATAACCTTGGAATCCTTGATCTCCAGTTGAACCCTGATAACCTTGTAAACCAACTTCACCAGTGGCTCCTTGGAATCCTTGTAAACCATCTTCACCGGTTGCTCCTTGGAATCCTTGTTCACCTTGAGAACCTGTAGCACCTTGATAACCTTGGAATCCTTGATCTCCAGTTGAACCTTGGAATCCTGTTCTTCCAACCGCTCCAGTAGAACCTTGATAACCTTGATAACCTGTCTTACCCTGATAACCAGTTGAACCTTGATAACCTTGGAAACCATCGGCTCCAGTTGAACCTTCCCATCCCTGGAATCCTTGATGACCAGTGGCCCCTTGGAATCCTTGTTCACCTTGATCACCATCTTCTCCAGTTGAACCTTGATAACCTTGGAATCCTTGATCTCCAGTTGAACCCTGATAACCTTGTAAACCATCTTCTCCAGTTGCTCCTTGGAATCCTTGATAACCTTGATCACCATCTTCTCCAGTTG